CGCATTTACATGGAGTCGTTAAATTACAGGTTATAAATGGCTAGACCAAGAAAACCAGCAGTTGTCAATGAGGCTAGCGGTCTCACGAGAGAACGAAGCAGACATGACAATCGTAAACCACCAGTTTCTATAAAACTCGGTGAACCGGATACTGATTTAGACAATCAGGAGCGCGAAATATGGCTGCAAACTCTTGAGTATATGTGGTGGTTGAAGGAGCATCACAGAGTAATGTTTGCGTTGTACGTGCGATTGATTGCGAGAATGCGAAACGGCGATACAGGCTCCGAAGTCGTGTCTGGAATCATCCGCTGCTCGTCCAAACTGGGCGGTGATCCTTGTAGTGATCAAATGTTCAGTGAAGGCGGCAACGCGCCAGCCGACGAGTTTATGGATGATTGACAGTGCAAGGATTTCCCGACGCCGCCGAGATCTATGCTCATGATGTAATCGAAGGCCGCGAAGTGGCCGGGCCTCATGTTCGGGCGGCCTGTAGGCGTCATTTAAGCGATTTACAGCGTACTGATATTTATTATGACTATGCAGCGGCTCAGCGGATCGTCGATTTTTTTCGCAAACGCTTGCGCCTCGCCGATGGGCAATTTGATGGGCAGCCGTTCAATCCGCACATCTCCCAAGAATTCATCCTACGCTCGTTGTTCGGCTGGAAACGAGTGATCGATGGCGGCCGCCGTTTTCGTCGAGGATATATTGAAGAAGGGAAAGGAAATGGAAAGGCCTTAGCGATTGATACGCCGATTCCGACGCCGGACGGTTGGGCATATATGGGTGATCTTCGCCTCGGTGACCGGGTATTTGATGAGATGGGTCATCCGTGCAATGTAACAGCGATTAGCGGATATATGACTGATCGACCATGCTATCGAGTGCGGTTCAACGATGGTACTGAGATTGTTGCCGATGCGGATCATTTGTGGCGAACGGCAGCGCTTCGGACGGGTCTGAAAAAAGGACCGAAGCCGGCAAATGCCCCGCGTAAGGGTGGATATGCAATTCGAACGACAGCGGAGATTGCGCATAGTTTTACTATCAAGTCGTCAAGATCTATACATCCGCAAGCGAAATGGAATCATCGGATTGATATAGCCAGACCGCTTGATCTTCCGAGGGTTGATCTTCCCGTTCCTCCGTATACCTTGGGTGCATGGCTTGGTGATGGTGACACTGATTGCGCGCGATTGACAGTTGCTTATGACGATTGGGAAATTGTTGAAGCAATTGAGGCGGAAGGCATTCGGTGCCGTGAGCAGATCAAACATTCGGATACGACGGCACGGGTTGCTCTCGGAAGTGAAGGATACGGGGGTAATAGAGCAGACAAGCTTCAAACGAAATTACGTGTACTTGGTGTACTAGGACGGAAATTTATTCCGATCATGTATCTTCGTGCATCGATCGATCAACGGATGATATTACTTCAAGGGTTGATGGATACCGATGGTACAATTGCAAAGAGTGGTCAATGCGAATTGACTTTGTGCTCATCCGGTCTTGCGGACGATGCAGTTGAGTTGATTACTTCACTCGGATTTAAACCGACGCGAAATATTAGTGAAGCGAAATTAAATGGAAGGGTTGTCGGACATCGTCATCGGATTCAATTTTGGGCTTATCGCGATAGACCAGTTTTTCGATTAATGAGAAAAGTGAAGCGATTACAGATAGCGCCGGTGACGCGATCGATTTCACAAGGTCGAATGATTGTTGGCTGTGATCCGATTTCGTCGGTGACTGTTCAATGCATTAGTGTAGATAGCAATTCTCGGATGTTTCTTGCTGGTCGGTCAATGATTCCAACGCATAATAGCCCGACAGCTGCCGGCATCGGTCTTTATGGTCTGCTCGCCGATAGAGAACGCGGGGCGCAGATCTACGCGGCAGCAACGACCAAAGATCAGGCCGATATTTTGTTTCAAGACGCCGTCAAAATGGCACAAGCTAATCCTGCAATATGGAAACGATTGCAGCCATCAGGGCAAAAGAAAGTTTGGAATCTGCGAGTAAAGACTGGCAAACAAATCCATTCGTTCTTTCGACCGGTTGCCAAAACTGTCGGTAAACAGGGCAGCGGTCCGCGGCCGCATTTTGCGCTTGTCGACGAAGTGCACGAGCATCCTAATCGTGACGTCATTGAAATCCTCGAGCGCGGTTTTAAATTCCGCCGGCAACCCATGTTGCTCATGTTTACAAACAGCGGCAGCGATCGCAAGTCGACGTGTTGGGAAGAACGCGAGCACGCTGTCAAGGCCGCGAACGGTGATCCTGCAGGCGACGAGACATTCAGCTATATCTGTGCGCTTGACGATAAAGATGACCCCTTCGAGGATCCGTCGTGTTGGAAGAAGGCAAATCCACTTCTCGGCGTGATCTTGACGCACGAGTACCTCGCGGGCGTCGTTGAACAGGCTAAAAGCATGCCTGGGCGCCGCAATAACGTGCTGCGGCTACATTTTTGCCGCTGGACAGATTCAGATACAGCCTGGGTTAGTCGTGAGACGTGGGAAGCCTGCGAGGATCCGGTGTTGCGGCTGGAGGATTTTGCGGAACGTCCGTGTAAGGCAGGCCTCGATCTGTCGTCGCGCAAGGATCTGACGGCCCGCGCGCTGGTGTTCGAGGACGGCGAAGTCGGTGATCCAAGCACCGGACAGACGTTGAAGCGCTATGCAGCGTTCGTGCACGGCTATACGCCGGAGGATACATTGCGGGCGCGGGCGCGGATTGACCGCGCACCCTACGATGTGTGGGTGCGGGAAGGATATTTGACGGCTACGCCTGGGCCGGTGGTGCGGTTTCCGTTCATCATTCAGGATCTGGTCGCCGACCAGGATAAGTTTGACCTGCAGGAGGTGGCATACGACCGCTATCTCATCACCCGGTTTGAGGAGGATATGGGCGACATGGGCGCGGATCTGCCGCTTGTCGAGCATCCGCAGGGGTGGAACCGGCGGCGCGACACGCGACTGTGGATGCCTGGCAGTATCGAGGCGCTCGAGGATCTCATTCTGCAGGGGAGGATTCGCGTGCACGTCAATCCTGCGCTGCGATCGGCCGTGGCGGGCGCCACATTCCTGACGTCGCCAGCAAACCTGAAACGGTTCGACAAAGCATCGGCGACGCAGCGGATCGACATGTTGATAGCGCTTGTGCAGGCCGTCGGCGCTTGGGAGACGCCCGATAACGTGGAGGAGCCAGGCGAGTCGGTTTATGAGCAGATGGCGCGTCAGAGGGGTGCGTTGCCGGATCAGCCGAAGGATGATAGCGTCAGGGAGCGGCGATACATCGAGGATGATGAGGACGCGGACACATGGGAACGGTCATAGAACGGGAGAAATGGTGAAGGTCATTCACGGATTACAGTTTCCTGATTGTGAAAGTGATCGCATAAGGCGATGGCAGATGCGAAATGGTTTGCCCGTTTATCAGGATGAGCAAATCACCCGTGCGATGGAAGAATGCAGATGTCGAAACGGTCTCGCCATCGATGGCGGGGCCCATGTCGGGCTGTGGACACTGCGGCTGGTTCGACATTTCCGCGAGGTATGGGGCTTTGAACCACAACCGCAGAACTTCGATTGTTTAAAAGCTAATGTTGCAGGCATCGATAATGTAAAAATCCTTAATGTTGCGCTCGGCGAGATACCTGGCCAAGCATTGCTTACGGGTTTTAAGGAAAAAACGTTTGGCTGGCGACTTGGGGTATCGCCCGGTAATACGAGCATTGAGGTTCAAACGATTCGGTTAGATGATCTCAATCTCGATGTCGATTTACTGAAGCTGGATATCGAAGGCGGCGAGTATGACGCGTTGCTCGGGAGCGAGGAAACGCTACTTCGATGTCGCCCGGTGGTCGTGATTGAGGAAAAGCTTGATGCTTTGGAGCGGGCGAGCCGTTATCTTGAGAGCCTTGGCATGTGGTGTGTTTATGAGGCCAGGCCGGATAGGATCTACGTATGGGAGTGACGATAGATGCATGAGCTTGTTCGCAGTCTAAAATTACCAATCAATCCAGGTAAAAATATCGTCACGTGGCGTGAACGTATGTCCGCGCAGTATTATGCTTTCGAACGTGCGTGTAATGGCATGTGGTGGCATAATGTCTTGGACATCGGGTGTGGGTTGGCTGGCATTGATGCATTATTGGTTCGCAAATTCGGCGCTCGGCGCGTGCATTTGCTCGATGGTGATGGTTCGGCGTCGCAAGTCAACGGTTGGAACCGAGCAACCGACGCTTGGAACGATGTCGAGAAAGGCGTCGAGCTCGTGCGGGTGAATGGTGGGCCGGATATTGAGGTAATTACCCATATTGCAGGTCGGCAACTGCAGATAGACGATCAACTGGACTTGGTGATATCCTTGCGGTCGTGGGGTCATCATTACCCGATACCGGTATATCTGCCGTTGGTTCGCCAGGTGCTGCGGTCCGATGGCATGTTGATCTTGGATATCAGACGCAAGACTGACGGCGTGCAACAGCTCGAGGCTGCGGGATTCACGCAGGTCGGCAAGATCGAAGATCATTCGTTTAAGTGTGACCGTCTGATGTTCGTGAAAGATTGACTATGACCCAGAATACAAGTGCAAAGTTCTTGATTACTAGTATTCAAAAACAAGAAGAACTTCTTGTGAAAATGGGCATGGGTTCGGAAGATAACGGTGTTCGCATTGCTGAACCTGTTGAGAATATAGACAAATTAATTTTTAGATTTCTCGATACTAACGGCGATGGAACCGGAACAAAAGCCGCAAACGGCAATTATTCATCTGCATTAACGAAGTTTTTCTATAAATCACCAGCGAATACTATTAGTGTTTTATATACACTGATAATACACATCGAAGATAATGCTGCATTTACTCTTGCCGGATATGGCGGCAGCGTCGCCGCATTAACTAATGGTATCGATGCTTATGTTGCTGATGCAAATAATAATGACATTTTAAATCTTATTGATGATGTTAAGATTAAATCGACAACAGGTTGGGAACGTATAGCCTTCGACAGCAGATCATCCGCATATTCAGGCGTTGGAGAACATAAAGCAATTATCTGGGATTTTCGATTGTGCGGATCGCCATTGATGCTGGGTCCAGCACAATCATTGGTAGTGGCATTAAATGATGACTTAAGTCATTTGGTATCGCACGGGTTTTTCATCAACGGACATCAACATGCTACTTGATCATACAGGCCGCGAGATCGATCCCGCAGTGATTGAGGCCGTGCGGCGGACGAATGAGGACCGCTATCCTGTCGCTCAGCGTGTTGCGACGCCTGGCATCACCAAGGCCGGCGTGCCCATGACGCCCGATCGGGCGTTGCAGGTCAGTACGGTGTGGGCGTGCGTGCGCTTTCTCAGCCAGACCGTCAGCCGGCTTGATTGGAATCTGCGCGCACCAACAGTCGAGCAGAACGGGCGTGAGGGTTCGAAGGTCTTGCGTACTCACCCCGTGCACGCGCTATTGCGCTATCGATTGTGCGAGGAGCAGAGCAGTTTTCAATTCCGCGAGATTTTGATGCGTCATGCCCTGCTTTGGGGCAACGGCTACGCTGAAATTGAATGGAACGCGGGCGGCCAGCCAATAGCGCTTTGGCCGATTCATCCAACGCGTGTATGCGTGATGCGCGACATCGACACGGGTGAATTGTTCTATCAGATCTATAACAACGTGGCTGGGACGGTAAATCTCGACAAGTGGTCAGTGTTTCATTTGCGTGGTCTCGGTGAGGACGTCGTTGGTTTATCGGTGATGGCTTATGCCGCTCAATCCATCGGTTGGGCACAGGCAGTGCAGCTGTTCGGTGCGTCGTTCTTCCGGAGCGGTGCAAATCCAAGCGGTGTGGTCACGAGCAAGCGGCCGCTTAGTCCCGACGGTCTTGCGCTGATCCGTGAAGATTTCCTCAAGCTCTACGGCGGACCGGCCGGCAGCAACAAAACGATGTTTCTCGATAACGAGATGGACTATAAGCCTATCTCGATCGAGCAGGAGAAAGCTCAATTTATCGAGACTAATCAATATCTGTTAGACGAAGTGTGCAGGTGGTTCGGATGTCCTCCGCACAAAATCTATAATTTGTTGCGTGCGACTTTTAGTAATATAGAACATCAGTCAATTGAAGTTGTAACCGACAGCATCAGGCCGTGGGTTAAGCGGTTTCAGGATGAGGCCGATTTTAAATTATTGGGCGAAAATCGCCGCAGGTTGTATACTCAGATTGAAGTCAACGAATTGTTGATGGCCGATACTGCGACGCGTATGCAGTTTTATCAGGGTCTGCGCAATATCGGTGCGTTAAATACCAACGAAATCCGTGATTTTGAGGGATTGAACAGTATTGGGCCGGACGGCGAGAAATATACGATGCAATCCGGCATGACCACGCTTGATAAAATTGGCGCCAATGGACCTGTATCTGAGCCGGCACCCATGCTTGAGCCTGAGCCTGATCCAAATGCGGAATTACGTGATAATGTTTGGTTGCGATCGGAGAAATTGAATGCTGCAAATTCAAAACCGCGCGTCGGGGCGGCGGCCGCGTAAGCAACCGGACGATGCCGAGAGAAAGCTTTGGTTGACGATCGATAATATTTTATCGTTAGTCGACGCCTGTAATACTGCATTGGCGGCCCAAGCCGAGACCGTCGCCGAGCTCCGCGCTGCGCAGCTCGAGGCCGACAGCGCGCGGGAACAGACGGCTGCTGAGCTGACCGACCTACGCAGTGAACTTGCTAAACTGCGCACTGCCCAGCTCGAGGCATTCGAGGCGTGGGAGCGGGCTGCTATTGTTGATCTGCGCACCCAAATGATTGACGAGCTCCGCGCTGCCCAGCTCGAGGCCGACGGCGCGCGGGAACTGGCGGCTGTTGAGCTGGGGGCCCAAGCCGAGACTATCGCCGAGCTCCGCGCTGCCCAGCTCGAGGCCGACAGCGCGCGGGAACTGGCGGCTGCTGAGCTGGGGGCCCAAGCCGAGACTATCGCCGAGCTCCGCGCTGCCCAGCTCGAGGCCGACAGCGCGCGGGAACAGGCGGCTGCTGAGCTGGGGGCCCAAGCCGAGACTATCGCCGAGCTCCGCGCTGCCCAGCTCGAGGCCTCCGAGGCGCGGGACCGGGCGGCCGACATGATGCGTGGCCAGGCGGAAACTATCGCCGAGCTCCGCGCTGACATCGCTGCAGAAGTACAACGCGTAATTGTCGTGCAAGAAGAACATCAACTGCAAATCGAAGCTCTTCAGGATCGTAGCGCAACAGCTGAAGAACAGATCGTCGCCGTCGACAAACGCGCGCGTAGCATGCTGTCTCAACTGCCCAAGAAACTAATGCTTGATCATGAGGGCAATCTCGTCGCTATCGATGGTGAAGGAGAATGTTCAATCATCGGGCCGGTGTGTGGCCGCGACGGTGTCGATGGCGTATCGATAAAGTCGGCGAGCATCATCAATGGTAAATTCACCGTCGAATTTTCCGATGGGCGCAGGGTTGATGTCGGTGAGTGGCCTGCCGCATCACCTGCGGCAGATCCTGACGCGGCGCTTGCTGCTGTGGCTCGAGCGTTAAAGGCAGACCGTGTGTCGGAAACCAAAATCCGGGCGCTCATGGGCGTCAGCAGACCAAAATTGAAGAGGTGGCTCAATGCCGACACCGCGTCGAAATGAACGACAAGACGCATTTATAACGCGCTGCATGGGCGATGCTGAAGCGGTACGGACATTTCCGGACGCTGCGCAGCGCCGGGCGTTTTGTCAGTCGCAATGGGACCGTAAGAAACAGACGTCGGCTATCTGGACGGGACTTGGTGGGCCGGCGGCAGTCGCCTGGCAGTTGATGGAACAATCACCGATTGCTTTCTATCAGACACTTCAGGTTTGGTCACAGGAAACCAAGGATACATCGCAATATCGCTTTCGCGCTAAAGCAGGCGGTGAGACGGGCGAAATCCTCTTATATGGACCGATTGGCCAAGATTGGTTCGGTGAAGGTATCACGAGTGCAACATTTGCCAAGGAGATGAAGAAGCTCGACAAAGCCACGTCGATAGACCTGCATATTGACAGCCCAGGTGGATCGGTGGCTGATGCGCGTGCGATATATACACAGTTGACGCAGCATCGCGCAAAGATCAATGTTCACGTGGATGGTCTGGCTGCAAGCGCCGCAAGTGTTGTTGCAATGGCCGGTGACACGATCAAAATTGCTGAGAGTGGTTTCGTGATGATCCATGAGGCGCGCGGTGTCGCGCGCGGTACGGTCGCTGATTTTGAGAAGGCCGCACAGATCATTAAGGCGCACAATGCGGCAATCGTTGACGTTTATGCAGCGAGGACCGAGAATAGCAGGCGTAAGCTCGAGGAATGGATGTTCGCCGAGACGTGGTTTTCTGGTACTGATGCTGTGAAGAATGGCTTCGCTGATAGTGTCATCGAAAATAAGCGTAAATCGACCGCAACTGCCTATGCGGCGGCGTTCGCGGCGTTTCCCGACCAATTGCCGCTCAGCATGAGGACGCGTAGGATAATGCGTCGAATTGAAAGGCTCGCATCATGAATTATTGGAATCCGCTACTGTTCGTTGCCATGGATGCCCGTAAGGTGCAGACGTTGGCGGAGCTTGAGGCCGAAGTTGAAGAACTCCGTAAAGACGCGCGCGATATCGCGGCTCTCGAGAGTAAGCGGGATCTCACATCCGAGGAGCAGGAGGAGCTCGAGGAGATCCTTGCCGACATTGAAGCATTGCAGCCGAAGATCGAGCGGCAACGTCGTATCGAAAAGTTGACAGCGTCTGAGGGCCGCAAGACTACCGAGCCGAGCAGCCGCCGGGCGCGTCGCACTGCAGATACGGATTCTGATCCGGAACCCGCACAGCGTCGCCGCCGTTACGATCCTGTGCCTGCGCAAGCTCGCAATGAGCAGGATATGCGGACGCATGGCTTTCATTCGTTCGGTGAGTTCGCCATGACCGTCGGTCAGGCATACAAGCTTAAGAATGAGACCGCCCTGGCTCATCTGACCAATGCCGCGACGACCTATGGTACGGAAAGTGTCGGCGGTGACGGCGGTTGGCTTGTGCCACCAGACTTTGCGACCAGCATCTGGCAGAAGGTGTCGGGTGACGGTTCATTGCTTGAAATGTGCGCGCCGTTTACGACGGCTCGTAACAGCCTGAGTTTCCCGAAGGATGAGACGACACCCTGGGACAATAGCGCCGGCATCACCGTCTACTGGGAATCTGAGGGTGGAGCGGGCACCGAGGCCAAGCCCAAATTTGAGATCGGTACAGCCCGGCTAAACAAGCTCATGGCGCTCGTTAAGGTCACCGAGGAATTACTTGAGGATGCTCCGGGCCTCGACAGTTATCTCCGATTCTGGACGCCGATCAAGATGCAGGCGCGCATCAATACCGCTATTGTTCGCGGCAACGGCGTGGGCAAGCCTCACGGCATCCTCAATTGCTCGAGCCTGATCACGGTGTCCAAGGAGACAAGTCAGGATGCGGCGACGATCATCATGCCGAACATCGAGAACATGTGGAACCGGTTGTATTCGCCGCTCCGCAGCAATGCTGTCTGGCTGATTAACCAGGAAGTCGAGCCAATGCTCAACGGTATGGCTTTCGTACCGTCGGCTGTGGCGCCCGGTGCCGCGCTCAATGCGATGACAGCGTGGATGCCAGTCTATCTCCCGAGTGGTTCGGTGACGGGATCGCCGTTCGGTCAGCTCAAAGGCAGGCCGGTAATGCCGATGAATCCATGTTCGGCGCTCGGTACGATCGGAGACATCGTTCTTGTCGATCTCATGCAGTATATGGCCCTGCGGAAGGCACAGGCTACCGGAATTGCCGTGGATACCAGCATCCACCTACATTTTGACCAGGCCATCGACACCTATCGGTTTACATATCGGGTGACCGGTCAGCCGATGTGGAATAGCACCATTAGTCCTGAGAACGGCAGCAATACGTATAGCTGGGCCGTCGCGCTCGAGACGCGTTCGTAATCAGGCCGCGGGCGGCTCAATGAGCATACCGCGGGCACGATACCCGCGGTTTTCCCGTAATTCCTAAGGAATATCAACATGTTTAACGGAAATGTCAAGTTCACCGAGTTCGCGCAGGTCGTTAGCGCATTCGTTCCGATCGATGTCAACGCGGCCGCCCAGACGGGCGATGTTGTCAGCCTTGAGAATTTTCATCGTTGCGCAGTCATCCTCTTCGGTGCTGCCGGTTCGTCCGGCACTGATATCACATTGACGCTGGCACAAGGCACCGATGTTGCGTTCGGCACCAACAAAGCACTGACTTTCACGCGCATTGATAAAAAGGAAGGTGCTGCACTCACTGCCATTGGTCAATTCACGGTTGTAACACAGGCTGCGGCAGCTACCTATACGACAACCAATAATGAGCAGTCACAGCAGATCTACATCGTTGACTTCGGCGTCGACGATCTCGATATTGCCAACGACTACGACTGTATTCGTATGAGTATCAACGCCGGCAATGCCGCAAAGGTGATGGCCGGTCTGTATATCTTATACGGCCCGAAGTATGGCACTGATCCGTTGCCGTCGGCAATTGTGGACTGATATGACGTAACGGACGCATGCGTTCCAAGGCGGGGAAGAGCCGCCATTTTGATATTGGAGAAGATAAATGCGTTATAGGGTCAGATTTATTCGCGACGCTCAAGTCGAGCGTGCGCATTCCGACAAAAAACGCGGTGGTTTCTGGCTCGAAATTATTCCAGTCGGAACGGTCAAAGAAGTCAACGAGGCGTCACTTCGGTTCTGGTATGCGCGCGGTGCCGTTGAGATCATCGAGAAGCTACCGGAGCGGAATCCGTTTGAACTGCCGATTGTGGATGATCCTGCACCTGTGGTCACACGGATCACTAAGGCAGAGATTCGTCGGCAGGCTGTCGAGGCTAGCAATGCGCTATCCTTGCTGACCGGACCGATTGATACGGCGGCACTTCTAAAGCATCTGGAATTTCTGACCATCGAAGACGTGCTGGAGCTATTGCCGGAAATCAATTCCGATAGTGTTGTCGTTCTTAGGGCGGCGCTGGCAGATCTGCAGGCAACCGGTCAAATGCACGTGCATCCGCAAGAGCTAGCGGAGGCGCTCGCCGATGTCGAGATGCAGACCAGGCCACCGAGCATGCGGCGGAAGAAATGAGCTGGCCGCCAGACTGGCCGCCCGGAGAGACTATTGCGGTTGTGGCAGGGGGTGCGTCGGCGCAGCATATTGCGCCACAACTCATCGGCCGATGCCGAATCATTGCCATCAATCTATCTTTCCGGCTCGTGCCGTCCGCTGACGTGCTCTATGCGGCGGACAGCGGTTTTTGGCGCACCTACCGAGATGCTCACGCTTTCCGGGGCATCAAGCTTGCGCCGGCAGATCAGCGCGTGCCTGGGGTGATGGAGATCATCATACCGCGGGACAAGCTCGGGCGGCGCGTCGATCGAATGCTGCGTGAGCCAATCGGTACTGTAGGTTGCGGCGGTGGCAACGGAGCATTTCAGGGCGTCAATTTGATGGCACAATTGCGGCCCGTGCGGATTTTGCTGGCCGGCGTTGATTATTGCGGCGAACATTGGCACGGGCCGCACCCGCGATCGCTGCACAATCCGACAGCGCAGCAGTTCGCCAGATGGCGGCAAATGCTTGACGCGGAGGCGGAGACCTTGCGCAGCTGGGGGATTGAGGTTATCAACTTGTCAACTGTTTCTACGCTGCGAGCCTTTCCGCATGCTACAATCGATAGCATATTTGCTAGTCCGAGACCTTCCGGCATATCGCCGTGATGCGTTTGCATCTGGTCTGCAATCTCTTGGCTATGCGATCATCACCAAACCCCCACAATTTCCGCGACCGTCCGATGTCCTCATAATCTGGAATCGCTATGGGCCGAATCACATCATTGCTCGGCGTTTTGAAGACATGAAAGCGCCGGTCATTGTCGCTGAAAATGGCTATGTCGATATGGTCGATACCAAGAAAGCGTTTGCGTTGGCGCTTGGTCACCATAACGGCGCGGGCCGGTGGCCGATCGGCGATCAATGGCGAGCGCACACACTCGTGCAGACCATTCGACCATGGCGTGGTGACGGGTCTCGTGACGATATCCTGATCCTGCCTCAACGAGGCGTGGGGCCGCCAGGAGTGGCTATGCCGCGCGGCTGGGTGGCTGATGTGCAGCAGCGGCTTAAAGCCGTCTGTGGGCGGCGCCGTGTACGTCTGCGGCCTCATCCTGGTACACAAAAGCACGTGCGGCCGCTATTTGAGGATCTCGATGGTGTTGGCGCGTGCGTGGTTTGGGGCAGCGGTGCAGGTGTCAAGGCGTTGATGTATGGCGTGCCGGTCGTGCATGAATTTCCAAGGTGGATTGGCGCGCTTGGCGGCAGTTTCGGTTTATCGACGCTGACGGCGCCGCGACTTGGTGATCGGGCGGCAATGGCTGAAGCCGTGAGTTGGGCACAGTGGTCGCTTGAAGAGGTTATAGCGGGCGTGCCGTTCCAGTATTTGCTCGCGTTGCATGCGGCTAAAATGGAGAAGCGGCGGGCATGAAAGTTGCAATCTATGCTGTCGATGGCAACAAACGCGCCAGGCATCTGGCGCGATCGATGGCGATGGGATTGCGCCGCTGCGATGTGTCACATATTGAGTGCAGCCGATTCAAGGGCGTGGAGGCTGACGTAGCTGTGGCTTATGGTTGGGTGCATGAGCCGATATTTTCGGCATATCGTGCAGCCGGTAAACATTATGTGTTCTGGGATCTCGGTTACTGGGGCCGGCGGCCGCAAGGTGCGTCAGAAGAGGGATATCATCGACTTGCTGTCGACGACTGGGATACTGCGCTACACATGCGCCGGGAATATCCGTCGGACCGCTTTCAGCGACTCGGTCTCATGATTGGTGACGGGCCTAGAGAACCGAGAGACGTGCTTGTTGCGGGCATGTCGCCGAAGGCTGCAACGACGCACGGTTACGACTACGGCGAATGGGAACGGCAGGCATGCACTGTGCTGGCGCGGATTTGTCCGGATATGTCCGTGGTGTTGCGCCCGAAGCCAAACAAACGTGCGGTGCCGCAAATACCAATCGAGCAAGCGTTGCAGACGGCGCGGCTACTTGTCACACATCACAGCAATACGGCGATCGATGCGCTGTTGCTCGGTGTGCCGGTGTATGCCGTCAAGGGCGTGGGTCGACTGGCGTCATCTAATGTGCTTAACGCCGATGAGATCAATCATCCGTATGAGCTCGCCCATGCCGCGCGTTTACAGCTGCTCGCCGATGTAGCATACGCGCAATGGACACCAGCGGAGATGCGAAGCGGGGAGGCTTGGCAGCATGCATTTAGCATTCTACGCGACAGATAAACCGTCCGATACGGCATTGACCGCAGCACTGATGTCGGCGGGTCATTGCGTCGATGTGATTTTGGATCATGCGCAAACGCCGGAGGCGGACGCATATTGCTTCGTTGGGGTCAAGCGTGCCGACCTGGCGGGCCGACTTGCTGATGCCGGCAAGCGGTGGCTCTATTGGGATAAGGGCTACAATCGGCGGTGGCCGCACTGGTGGCGCGTGACGTGCTGTGCACAGCAACCGACGCGGTATTTGATGGATATAAACCGGCCATCCGATCGCGCAACTGTGCAGGGATGGCTGCGCACAATAAAGCCGTGGCGGGTTTGCGGCGACCACATTGTGTTTGCGGGATCGTCCGCGAAATATCACGGTTTCGTTGGCCATGATAATGTTGATCCAACGAAGTATGCGCAACAGGTCATCAATGAAATTCGAGCCAGGACACAACGGCGAATTGTCTATAGGCCGAAGCCCAGTTGGAAGGCGGCAGTGCCGGTGCAGGGCGCCGAATATTCTGCACGTCACACGACGGGCGATATACACCAGGCATTGGAGTGGGCGCACGTGCTCGTCACGCATGGCTCGAGTACGTGTTTTGATGCTTTGGTTGCAGGTGTACCGTCAATCGTGCTCGGCGATGGTGTATTAAGGCCGATATCATCAACATCATTGGATGATATCGAACAACCAATACTTGCGTCCGATATAGATCGTCGGCAATTACTTTGCAATCTTGCGTATTGCCAGTGGAGTCTTGCAGAAATCAAATCCGGCGCAGCTAACGATTATCTTAATTATTTGGTGCATAATGCAATTTAAATACGGCAAAGCTTATCTTCGCGACCATGTCAGACATCAGAAATGGTGGTCAGGCAATATCGGCCCGGAAAATGCCGACAACATCGCCGAGCTCGTCGCTGCGACGAGCGCGACCAGGATAGCAGATTACGGGTCGGGCAAGGGCTATCAATATCTGACTGACCGCGTTCATGAGCGGTGGGGTGGGATATTGCCCCACTGTTACGACGTCGGCGTCTGGAACCTGAAGCGTCCATTGATGCCAGGCAGTTTTGACGGTCTGATTTGCACCGATGTAATGGAGCATATTGCCACGGCAGATATCAAAGAAATTCTTGCCGATGCAATAGCTTTGTTGCGGGATGATGGACCGGTGTTCGCTTATTTTAATATATTTTGCAATCTTGCAGCTAAATCTTTTCCAGACGGACGCAATGTACATTTGACGGTGCAGCCGCCTGATTGGTGGGAGGCGAAACACTTTAAGAAATTGCGGCGGCGAGAAAACCTGAGACTGTGGGTAGATTATGAGTATGTTCGTAGTGACGACCTGCAATGCGGCAGTGAGAAAAGATTATGAGTATGTTCGTAGTGACGACTTGCAATCGTGAATTGTGGGATCAGTGCGGCAGACGCATGGCTGAAACGCATCGACAATACTGGCCGGCGGACGTGCCGCTCTATGTCTATGCGGAGAATTTTGACGTCGACGTGCCGTGCATCCAGCGTGCGTTGCCGGGATGGTTCATGCGATGGAAGCAAAGTCTTGCGATGCATCCTGACGCTCATGGCCTCGATCTCAAGCATAACCGTCGCGGTCGACCATACGACTTTCGCAGGGATTGCGTGCGGTTCGCGCATAAGGTGGCGGCATTGACTGATACTGGATTGTCAGCCAGGGGCGGCCTTATGGTGTGGGCTGACGCCGACGTTCTCACGCATGCGGCCGTTGACGAGGTGTGGCTGCGCGGCAAATTGCGCGGCGGCTACATGGCGTGGCTTGACCGTGAACGGATTTATCCCGAATGTGGGTTTGTGCTTTTTGACTGCAATCATCCACGGCACCGTGATTTTATGGAGCTCTACCGGTGTCATTATGAGACCCTGGAAGTACTCAGCGAACGCGAGACGCACGACAGCTATGTTCTGCAGCAGCTCGTCAATCAATGCGTTGCCAATGGATGGTTTACGGCACCTGCGAGCTTGTCCGGCGGAGCTCGTCGCAGTCACCATCCATTGCCAGCTTCGCCGCTTGGTGCCCGGCTGGACCATGCTAAGGGTCCGCGTAAGGTGCAGGGCCGGACGCCGCGGCACGAAGTCAGAGGACGAACAGAGGAGCACTGGAAATGAAGCAGGTTGAAAGCTGGTGGTTGCCGGACGATGACGAGCATTTTGAGTTTCACCTGAAGCAGGGGCCGTATCAGGGGCGTAAGATCGAGCTCGCATTAGCTCTGGTGCCGGATAACCGTCGATGCTTGGCGCTCGATATTGGCGCACACGTCGGATTTTGGACTGAGCCACTCGCCGGTATATTTGAGCGGGTCATCGCTTGGGAACCCATGCCTGAGCTCGCAATTTGTTGGCAACGGAATTGCGAGGATCTTAGGAATGTCGAGTGTCGTCAATGCGCGGTGGGTTCCGATAGCGGCGAGCTCGGTATGATCAGAACCGCGGGCAATTCCGGAAATTGCCATATCGCTGTCGGCTCGGCGACAGTCGTTGTACGTGCTGAGACTATCGACAGTCTTGCGCTCGAGCATGTCGATTTCATGAAATTTGATGTCGAGGGATGGGAACTCGAGGCGGTCCGCGGTGCGGAGGAGACAATCAAACAGTGCAAGCCGCTGATCGTGGTCGAACAAAAACCCGGTAACGCCGAGCGATACGGCATGGATCAGCACGGAGCCGTCAACTTGCTCAAGTCGTGGGGTGCAACGACGCATTGGATCAAAGCAGGTGACCATTGTATGGGGTGGTCGTCGTGAAACTCTCGATCTGGATAGGTTTTGATTCGTGCGAAACCATCAGCTATGCGGTGGCGCGCCATAGTGCGTGCAGATTGCTTACGCAGCCGATTCCGGTCCGTGGACTTGTACTTAGTAACCTGCAAGCGTCGGGCGTCTACACACGTCCGATATGGAAGGATGAGCGTGATCAACTCTGGGATGATCGATCGGCTGCGCCAATGTCGACCGAGTTTTCATTCAGTCGATTTCTCGTGCCTTATCTCGCTGGTGAGGGCCTGGCGTTATTCGTTGATTCTGACGTGTTGTTTAGGATCAATCCGCGCGAAATCATCGCACTGCATCAGCCAGGTAAAGCCGTAAGCGTCGTCAAGCACGAGCATCGGCCGACGTCGGATAGTAAGATGCGTGGCACGCTGCAGACCACATATCCGCGCAAGAATTGGTCATCGGTGGTGATATTCAACTGCGATCATCCATCCATTCGTATGTTGACGCCCGACGTGGTCAATACAGCTAAAGGTCTGTACTTGCATCAATTCCAGTGGTTGCGTGATGAGGAAATCGGCGAGCTGCCGGCGCGATGTAATTATCTGGTCGGCAGCACCGAATTGCCACCAGGCGAGAAACCCGCGATTGTGCATTGGACCGAGGGCTCGCCCCACATGCCGGGTTATGATACTGTCGAATATGCAGATGAGTTTTGGCGAGAGGTGGTGCAGTGGGCACGCTGACACTGGTGCAAGGGCCTATGGATGCTGTCGTGTCCCTGGCAACCGCCAAAGCGCGGCTCAGGGTGGATACCGGGGCCGACGACGATGTCATTAGCGCGATCATCGCTGCCGCTACGCAGCGATTTGACGGCCGCGACGGCATCCTAGGGCGCGCGCTCCTGCCGCAGTCCTGGCGCCTCGATTTGCCCGCGTTCCCGGAGTCCATAGAGTTGCCCCTGCCGCCGTTGATCTTGGTGGAGAGCATCACCTATCTTGACACCGACTTTGTCGAGCAGACTGTTTCACCAACTATTTATCGGGTAATCAGTGGCGGCTTTGGTCGTAGTCGCATCCGGCTCGATGTTGATCAGACTTGGCCGACGTCGTCGGCTGGTGAGCCCGATACCGTGCGTGTTACGTTCCAGGCCGGCTATCAGGATCTCCAGTCACCTGCGAATAATCCTGTGCCGGAACCGATCGTGCAAGCAATTCTGATGTTGGCGCAAAGCATGTATGACCGGCCTGGCCAAGAAAGCGTGCCCGACGTGGTCAGGGATTTGATATCGCCGTATCGCGTGGGCGTGTTCGGAGGTATCCATGGCACGTGATCTCCCGCACGTGGGTCTCTTGGATCACCGCGTCACAGTGCTGCGCGCTGTGGCCACTGTGAGCGACTATAACGAGCCGGTAGAGACGTTCAGTTCCTACATCACAGTGTGGATGCGGCGCATAGATGTCAGCATGGGCGAAACCGTCAGGGCCGCCGAGGTGGGCGCCGATATTACCGCTCATTTTGTTGTGCGATATTCGCCGGAGGTTGCAACGGTGACGCCGAAAGACCGGCTACAGCTTGAGGATGGATTGTTGTACGACATCACGGGCGTGCGCGAGTTGGCGCGCAACCAGTGGCTCGAAATTCACGCAGTAGCGAGGGCGGATAGATGACGGTCGTAACGGTTCATGTCGACGGTCTCGACGAAGTACAAACCACACTCCGTGAACTGCTGCCGGACCGGACAGCGCGGAACGTCATGAAGCGGGTATTAATGCAGGTCGCGCAGCCGGTTGCGACCACAGCTGAAGGATTGGCGCCGCGGCGGAGCGGTGAATTGAAGCGTAGGATTGGCACAGGAACTAAACTTAGCCGGCGTCAGCGTGCGATGCACCGCAAGCGTGATCCGAATGACGTTGAGGTGTTTATCGGCGCCGATGCAATACCGCAAGCGCACCTGCGCGAGTATGGTGCTGACCACCATCCTGCACAACCGTTCATGCGGCCGGCCTGGGACATACACCAGCGGGCCGTGCTGGAAGGTATCAAGGGCGCAATGTGGCGTGAGATCGAGCGAGCTGCTGCACGGCTGGCACGGAAGAAAGCACGGGCTGGATGAGCGTTGAAGTCGCCATCATCGACTATTTACTCGCTGGTTCGGCTGTGGCCGCAATCATCGGTACTCGCATTTTTCCATTGACGCGTCCACAGGGTTCGGCGTTGCCTGCACTGACCGTGACTCGGATCTCCGGCGCCCCTGTTTATGCGTCCGATGGTGAAGCGGGATTACTCGACGCCCGGTTACAGATCGATTCATATGCGGAGACATATACAGCGGCTAAAGATTTGGCGGCGGCAGTGACCAATAGATTGTCGGCAGTGCAAGATGTAGTACAGTCGGGTGTGACTTTAATTTATGTAATGCTGGATTCTGAGCAAGATTTACGTGAGGGCGGGTCAGGAGAATTCGAGTATTTATTTCGAGTGAGGCAGGATTTTATAGTGTGGTCGGATTTCTAGTGTCGTATCGTGTCATAGCGTGTCGTGTGGTGCAGTGCAGTGACGTGCTGTGACGTGGCGTGACGTGGCGTGTGGTGTGGTGGCGATAAATCTCATAAGCTCAATACCGGTGTCGTGTCGTGGTGTGCTGTGCAGTGCAGTGACGTGCTGTGGCGTGACGTGGCGTGTGGTGTGGTGGCGATAAATCTCATAAGCTCAATACCGGTGTCGTGTCGTGGTGTGCTGTGGAGTGGAGTGACGTGCTGTGACGTGCCGTGGCGTGTGGTGTGGTGGCGATAAATCTCATAAGCTCAATACCGGTGTCGTGTCGTGGTGTGCTGTGGAGTGGAGTGACGTGGCGTGCGGTGCGGTGTCAACCTTTCGCCAGTTTGATAGCCCACTGGACTGCGTTTATGTGGGCAACGGAGCTGTTCAATTGCGCCTTTTCTTCCCGGCTTATTGAGGCATCATTCAAGAGCATGCTGGCTACGTGGTCTTCGGTACGGTCCGCTACTCTCCCGATCTTTGTTATTGCTGCGTCGACGATTACGATTCGACGCGACAGCCGTTTGATGCCTTCGTTGCGGACAGTGCCGAATGCGTAGCCGTGACTTCTCTCCACCTCGCGGCGCGCGCGATACAGCAGATTCCGATCGCCGAGCATGGCGTTGTTGATTTGATCGTACGGTAACACCTCATCCGGCTGTAGGCGTCGGAGTGCGGAGGCTATTGCCTCCACAGCCGCGACCTTCTCCGGGTTAGCGCTTCTTCGCCTGCTCATGCTGCACCGCCTTCCAGTCCAGTGAGGTGAGCGCGAACCGGCCATTATCGCCGCCATTGCAGGGCCGATATTGTCCGATGCCGACGAACATTCCGGCAATTTTGATGAATTCCTTCAACACATCCTCGAGGATGATCGGATCTAGAATGATGATATCAAAGGTGCATTCCCAGCCGGACGGGATTTGAGGGAAGCGTCGCATGACGCGCTTTCCACTGCCGCGGATACCATCCGCGTTGGCGTAGACATCGATCGGGGTCGTGCCTGCCGGGGTGATTGGTTTCCCGTCACGCTTCAAAAGCAGTGGGCCTTCAACAGTGATGCCGGATTGAAATTTAGCCGTCCAAGTGGCTTTTCCCTGACCGGGGATCTGTCGCTTGCTATATTTGGCGGCGGCTACCAAACATTGATGCATTCCAGCGCGGGGAATGATTACGTTACCATCCAGGACATGCAGTCGACTGAGATAAGTTCGCCGATCATAGTCTTGCGGCAATTCACCTTTGTGCTTCGGTGTTTCATGGTAACGCGATTGCGTAAGGGCTGCGATACCCTTAATACTTACTGTTGCCGTGGTGATTTTCATGATGAGGCTTTCGGATGTGGCTTGACATCCGATGTCCGGCAAGTATATTGCCGCATCATCGGTTGTTGAGGCCGTTTGATTTTTCCAGCCCGCGGGAACGCCATTCCCGCGGGTTTTTCGTGTTTATGCTACTAATGTTCGATTGTCAAGCGCAAGCGGTGCTTCATTTTTGTGGTTTCTTTATACCTTTAACGCATGTTATAATGCGTCACTGCACGTCACAACACGGCACATCACGACATGACACGCCACAACATTGCATGTTATTGTCTGTGCGAAGCTTCAATAGGAGATGCGGTAAATGGCCGGACGGGTCGGAAGACAGGTGCGATTTTTCTTCGGCGGTGTGTCGCCGGCAGATGAGATCCTTGGTGTCCGTGAGAAGGGCATCGAACTCAATGGCGAACCGATCGACGTCACGAGCGACGAAGATTCGGGCGTGCGGATCTTGCTCGACAATACGTCGGCGCAGGATGAGGTTGGTATCAGCATCAGCGGCGTGACCAAGGATACAAGGCTCAAGGCCGCTTGGTTTGCCAACGAACGGACGCAGGCTTGTCGTCTGGAGTATCCGGCGGGATCGACAATCACGGGCACATTTTATCTGAGCTCTTACACCGAGACCGAGCCTTACAACGATGCTTCGACTTTCGAGGCCACGCTGATGAGCTCCGGTACTGTTACTTATACAGCCTGATATGTTTGCACCTGTTGAATTGACATGGGCGGATCAGACCTATACTATCCCGCCCGATCGCGTGCTAGGGGCCGTGGCTGTAGTGGAGGAGCATCTCACTATGGCCGAACTGGCGCAGGAGGCACAGACCGGGCGTATGCGGATTGCTCGTCTTTCACGCGCTTTCGGCGCGTTGCTGCGCTATGCCGGCGCGCGGATCTCAGACGATGAAGTCTATACCGGCATGTTTGAAGGTGGCCCTGGAACGATCAGAGATCGTATCATCGCTGGTGTGAATACTCTCATGGCACTGATGGTGCCGCCGGTAGTGGAGGCCGCGCCAAGGGGAAACGTATCCGCGGTCGTGGCGAAACCGTCAAGGCGCTCTACCAAGCGCTCGTCGGTTCGGGTAGGCTGACACGTGATCAGTTCTGGGCATCGGATCCGCAGGAACTGTGGTGGTTGGTGGAGGCCGTAAAGCCGCCGAAGATGTATGGCCGCATGACTGAGGACGAGGTCGAAGAAATCTATCGGGAGGCATACGGCGGTGGCAACGGCTGAAATAGGTGCATTGCGTGTCACGCTGGCTATGAACGCCGGTGAATTCACTCGCGGTGCCCGCCAGGCTGAATCGACAATGGACAGCCTGTCATCACGTGCACGCAGCCTCGGAATGGCGCTCGGCGGTGCCTTCGTTGTCGGTCAATTCGCATCGTGGGCGACATCAGCACTGAAAGCGGCGGGAGACGCTGAAACGGCGTTTGCCACTGTCGAGGCGATCGTCAAGAGCACGGGCGGGGCCGCCGGGCTAACGACCGAGAAGCTTGTCGACATGGCGCAGCAGCTTAAAGCGCTGACCAATATCGACGATGACAAAATTTTGCGCGATGTGACGGCCAACCTGCTCACCTTCACCAACGTTGTCGGGCCGACGTTTCGTGAGGCGCAAGTCGCGGCGCTCAATCTATCCGCTGTGCTGCGTCAGGATCTGCAGTCGTCGACTATTCAGCTCGGTAAAGCGCTCAATGATCCGATCAAGGGCATCACCGCTCTACGGCGCGTCGGTGTCGCTTTTACAACGTCGCAGCGTGAGCAGATCAAAACGCTGATGGAATCGGGCGATATTCTCAAGGCCCAAGGAATCATCCTTAGGGAACTCGCAAAGGAATTTGGCGGAGCTGCGGAAGCTCAAGCAAAGACGATCGAGGGGCGACTGAACAAAGTTGTCGTAGCGTTTGGTGATGCGCTCGAGCAAGTCGGTAAAGCCATGGATCGCGCTGGCTTTGTCGATTTGGCAGAAGGCGTCAGTAACCTTGCTGGCAAATTTGGCGAGCTGTCGCCGCAAATGCAAACCATCATCGTTGTTACTGGCGCAGTAACTGCGGCACTCCTTGCCCTCGGCGCGGTCGTTGGTACCATAGCATTGATATTTGGCTCCCTTGCTCTCCCATTTGCTGCCGTGGCCGCCGCTATCGGTGTTGCTACTGGAACAATCATTGCATATTGGCAGGATATCAAATCGGCCGCATCGAGTGTGGAAACCGCATTTTCTGATGTGTACCAAGCTGCTAGAACCTGGCTTGTCGATCAATTCTCGACGGCCACTGATGCCATGGTTTCGGTCGCCGATGGATTACAATCGCAACTCCAAATTATATGGAATAGGATCACGGGCGCGGTTGCACCTGTCGGGGCGGCGTTCGCCGGCATCTACGATGCCGCCAAACTGTGGCTTGAGAAAAACCTTGGCGCTGTTCTCGACGGCGTAAAGAGTGGGCTCGACGGCATATCCAATACTGTTATGTTTTTACGAAATCAATTCAGCACGGCGCTAGAGGCAATCAGCCATGGTGCCCAACAAAGTTTTTCTGGAGTTTTAGATGCCAGTAAATCTACAAACGCAGGACTGATCACCGAGCAGGCCAAGTGGGCGGGAACCGTCGTGCAGATGGATACCGATCTTGCCGAAAAGCGGGCTGAAATACGCGTGCAGGCTGAGGCAGCTGAGGAAGCCGCGGCGGCAAAGGCGTTAGAGGCTCGTAAGAAAGCATTGGCTGAGCATGAAAAACTCGTCAAAGCTGGCATACATCTTGCTGACCAGGTGAGAACGCCGACCGAGGTCATGGTTGATCAGCAGAAGAAAATTCAGGCTGCATTCGACGCCGGCAAAATCTCTGCAGAACGCTACGGCGTTGCCATGCAAAATGCAGCGTACGTGAGCATGAACGCCTATGCCAACATGGCGTCAGGCATAGCGAGCAGTTTGCAGCAAGCTTTCAGCAAATCTAAAGCCGTCGCTATCGCGGTAGCACTGATCAATACCTATGAGTCAGTCACCAAGGCACTGGCCGCTTATCCGCCACCGTTCAATTATGTGGCCGCCGCGGCCGCGCTCGCCGCGGGCCTGGCGCAAGTTGCGAATATTCGCAAGACGACGAAGGAAGGCGGCGGTGGAGGTGGGGGCAGCACTGCGGCTGCTGCGGTCAATCCAAATGCAGGTGGCGGCGCCGGCCAGGTTAGCCAGGTTCTGACGGTGCGCGGGCTTACATCCGGAACAACGATGAGCGGTGCATCGGTCCGCGAGTTGGCGCAACAGCTGCTTCAATATCAGCGCGATGGCGGACAGGTGGTGCTGCAATGACCGGCGTTGTCATTTCTTCCAGTTTGACTGTGGTCGCTGGCGTAGATGGTTTGAATACCGATTCGCCAATCATTGGTTATCAGAATTTGGTGACTTCTACCAACATCACTGCGACAACAGAGGACATCGATTTTCCCATCATCAATCTCGCAAATCCGGCAACGCATCTACGCTGGAAATCAGGTGCGGGATCACCGAGCAGCGATGAATATATCACGGTGACACTCGATACGCCGGAACAGATCGACTATGTCGGGATCGCAGTCCACAACTTCGGTACAAGCTCGGCGCCGGTATCCATCGAAGGTACGATCGAAGCGCCCGGCGGGTCTCCTGATCCGTGGTTCGAACTCATCACGCCTCATCTGCTGCCGGATGACGGTCCGGTGATTTTTCGCTTCAATCCTCAATCGCTGCATTCAGTGCGTCTGCGCATCCAATCTGGTCAGGTGACACCGTATCTCGCGGTGATCTATGTCGGTGCTCTCCTCGTGCTGCAGCGTCGAATTTACGTCGGGCATACGCCAATCAAGTTAGGCCGGCGTCTCAGTATCGCCAATCATCGCAGTATCTCCGGCAACTTCCTTGGTCGCATCGTGCTGAGCGAGAAGACCGGAACGAACATTGCGCTGAAAAATCTTACGCCTTCGTGGTATCGCAGTTATATGGATCCGTTTGTTGTTGCCGCACAGGAGATTCCATTCTTCTTCGCCTGGCGTCCTGGAAGCTACCCGAATGAAGCCGGATATTGTTGGTTAACTGATGATCCGGAACCGGTTAATCAATCCTCCAACGGTATGATGCAAATCAGTTTCGAGGTGGAGGGCGTGGTATGAACCATTGGTATGAGTCATTGGTATGAGCCACTCCCTGACATATATTGAAATTGACGTGCCGACGTTCACAGTGCAATCGCCGGAGAGCACGCAAACTTTTAGATTTGCGATACCGACAAGCTACCTGCCGGGTGATATTGATTGCATACCGTCAATCGACAATGTCAGTTTCACCCCGGCTCGGATCTCACTTGGCGAGGATCTCGGTCAGCGTGCGTCTTTGCGCGTGACGTTGCGCGATCACCTGCACATCTTCGCCGGCGAGCCTTATGCGCAGGGTACATTTTGGGGCAAGTGGCGCGGTCGATATGGAACAAAGTTGCGGGGTCGCCCGCTAAGATTGATCCGCGGCGTGGTCGGGCAGACCATTGCGCAAATGGAAACGCGCTATTATGTGATCGAGGCAACGGACGGACCGACCACTGACGGTGTCTATACGATTGAAGCCAAGGATGTCTTAAAATATGCCGATGATGACCGTGCTCAGGCGCCAGTCGTCAGTAACGGCAAGTTGGCCGGGTCACTCGATTCGGTAATCACGACTGCGATTTTATCACCGACAGGAATTGGAAATACCGAATATCCGGCATCAGGATATGTTTGCATAGGCGGTTCCGAAGTTGTCGCGTTTACGCGCGTCAGCGATACACTGACCATCACTCGCGGACAGTTTGGTTCAGTAGCACAGGAACATAATTCAGGCGATCGCGTGCAGATCGTCTTGCGGTATCCAGGCAGTGACGTGGCCGATATTGTTAGAGATTTGCTCGTCAACTACGCCGGTGTTCCCGACGAATTCATTTCTCTGGCAGACTGGCAGGCTGAGACGTCGGCATATCTCGGGGTGATCTATGCCGCCACGATTACTGAACCGACGGCAGTGCGCACGCTGTTGTCCGAGCTCGTGCAACAAGCCGCGTTGGCGATATGGTGGGATGATCGCGCGCAACGCGTACGACTCAATGTCCTGCGTGAGATTGCCACCGACACCGACAGCTTTAACGAAGATCGGATCATCGAAGGATCGCTTAGCGTTCAAGAGCAACCTAATAAACGCATTAGCCAGATATGGACTTTCTATGGTCAGCGAGATCCGACTAACAGAAACGGCGGTGAAGATAATTACAGAGCCGCCCTTGCCGACGTCGATCTTGCCCGAGAAACCGAATACGGATCAGCAGCCGTCACAAAAATAACTGCGCGATGGGTCGAAACACTGACGGCTGCTACGCGCCTCAATAACCTGCAGCTCAGCCGTTTTAGAGATCCGCCGCGTGCTTTTGCTTTTGATCTGATACATGGCGAAACAGTGACGCCTGTGGCAGGATACCGCCTCGGATGGTGGGGGAGTCAGGATAGCGCCGGCAATCTGGTCGATGTACCCATACAGGTGACGCAGGTAAGCATTTTTTCCGATCGGATCCATATCGAAGCGGAAGAAATGCTGGCATCTGGAGTCGTCGTGCTCGTGCATACCGTATTGCTCACCGATTATGGAGCAGTGCGTAGTTGGACAGTGCCCGCTACTTGGAACGATAGTGACAATATCATTGAGTGCATCGGTGGCGGCGCCGGTGGACGTAGGGCGGGGAATAGTGGCGGCGAATCTGGCGGCGGCGCAGGCGCGTATGCTGCAAAGAACAATGTCAATCTGACGCCGGGCGGAACCGAGTCATACAGGATTGGATCAGCCGGTGTCGGCGGCGTCGGCACAGGTCAGGCGACATCGGGAACGGATACATTTTTCGGCGCGGCCATTTTTGCTTCGTCAATCGTCGGTGCTAAGGCTGGCACCGCAGGAAGCAGCCGCACAAGTCCCGGCGTGGGTGGTCAGGCGGCCGCATGTATCGGCGATGTGAAGTTCTCAGGCGGCAACGGTGGTACAGGTGCACCGAGGTCGGAAGCCGTGCAGGATGCGGGCGGCGGTGGCGGCGGTGGCGCGGCTGGGCCTCACGGTGCCGGAGCTGACGGCGGTAGTGGTACATCTACAACACAGAATGGCGGTGCCGGCGGTGGCGGTGCGGACGGCGGCTTCTCGGGTGCAGTGTGCGTTGGAGGCACGGGTGGTGATGGCGGCGACAACCGATTCTCCTTTGGAGGTGGTAATAGTTCGACGCCTGCCGGAGATGAAGGCGGCGGTGGCCGTGGGTCTGATGCTGTCCTCGCAGTAGCGGGTGGCGTCGGTGGCGATGGTGAACAGATTTGGACGCAGACAGTTACGCCGATATTTTCCGCCGGGCCTGGCGGCGGCGGCGGTGCTGGCGGTGCGGCAAGTCCGGGCTATCCTGGCGGTTTTTATGGCGGTGCTGGTGGCGGCGGTGGTAATCTTGGTGCCGGTGGCGATGGTGGTCCAGGTCTGATAGCAATCAGTTGGCGGGAGGCCTAGATGGCGCTTGGTAGATGGCAGGCAACGATTGTCGACACCGAAGGCAATATTTTGCCGGGTGCACAGATAACTGTCAGGCATGAGACGGTCGGTGCGCCGCTCGCTGTCATATATTCGGATCGAGATGGAACGGTAAGCATAGGCAATCCTTTCTCTGTCGGTATCGACGGCCTGGCAGCGTTTCACGTCGCTGACGGTGCGTATAGAGTTACAGCAACATTTGGTGCATTTACACAAGATTGGAGATATGTAGCCGTCAGTTTAAGATCTGAAGGTAACATGGATAATATTGAGACAAATCTGATTACTATAGAGCAAGATGGTTTGCATTTACAAGATACAAATGCAAGTCATGATCTGATTATTAATGCTGGTAGCAATTTAACTGCTGATCGGACATTGACGATAACAACTGGAGACTCCGACCGTACATTAACGCTTTCTGGAAACGTTACGTTAACTGGTTCGCCCATCGACCAGGGGAAACACACGATTTGGATTCCGGCAGCGGCGCTATATCGTGGCGGTACCTCTCCAGGTTCTCTTTCGTCTATCGTGGTTAATACGCTGGAGATTCCCTATCTGCCATTTGATGCGACAACTGAAGAATGGACAAGCACTGTTATTGCTATGCCAAAAAGCTGGAATGAAGGGACGCTTACTTTTCAGTTTTATTGGGCGCATCCCGCCACCACGACAAATTTTTCGGTTAGATGGCGTGTTCTTGCCTATGCGTTCAGTGATGACGACACGATGACAGGATCTATTTCCTTCGGAGACGTTGGTGTCACTGACGTCGGCGGGACTACTTCAGATCTTTATATTTCTCCGGAGACGAGTGCACTTACAGTTGGTGGAACTCCAGCCGAAAATGACCTGGTTGGCTTTCGGATTGGTCGCTCAGCGGCTGACGGCGCTGATACATTGGCTGTTGATGCTTACCTAATTGGGGTAAAGATATTCTACATTGTCGATGCAGCAACGGACGCCTGATATGTTGATGGTGAACAACCTTATCGGTTTCGGAGCAGGTCAGACAACAATTCTTGGTTCTTCTTCCTACATTGGAACTGCTGCAAGTGCGTCACCTGCTTCGAATGTCGTCACTTTCTCAGCTCAAGCGATTGGCGCTGCTGATCCAACGCGACGCGTTGTTGTCACTGTTACCAACTTTAGTGGCACGATTGGTCTTTCCAGCGCAACAATTGGAGGGATCGCAGCAACAATCCACATCTCTCAAGGTGACGGTTTCATTGAATCTTCCGCAATTATATCGGCTTTGGTTCCTACTGGAACTACGGCTGATATCGTACTAACGTTCTCTGGAACGCCGTATGATGTGACTGCTAATGTTTATCGACAAATAAATGAAACAGTATCGTCGCCTTATGCAACAGCTTTTGACCTGATCAGTGATATTAATGGTATACTTACCACAACGATAGATATTCCAGCTAATGGAATGTTATATGCTGTTGCTGCGGTATACACTGGCACCACTTCGAGTTACACATGGGTAGGTGCAATAGAGCGCAATGATATTAATGGCGGTTCAGGTTTTACGAACGCAAGTAGTGCATCTGAAACGGGTCTTGGTGGTCAAACCGGCCGCACTGTGACTGCAACTTGTACTCAATCGGGGGATGGTACGCTCGTTGCTATGAGCTGGAGATGATGTCTTGGGCATGATATTTGTGAATGCAACTAACACTGCCTTTTTCGTGGCGGTAAACCCTCCCGCCCCTGTAAGTTGCGTTTTGTATCGGCGCCCGGTCTGCCCCCGCTCACCGGGCGCTTTCTATTTTGTTTAGCGGTTATATTTCTATAACGTAGGTGATTGATGCCAACTTTTGTCGCAACCAAGGTCGGTTATGCAAACCTCTGGGCTGCTGCACGGGTCTTGCCGGTATGGCAAGATCGCGCCCGCGTGGAGGCCGATCGTATCAAAGCCGGGATGGCTCGCTATGAGGCCGTCAGCCACCTGACCGGCGTTCCTGCACTGCTGATCGGGCTGCTTCACAAGATGGAGAGTGGCTGTGATTTTCGAACGCACCTGCACAATGGCGATTCTCTCACTCGGCGCACAGTGCACGTACCGAAAGGCCGACCGCAGGCGGCGCCGGCCAACGGACGGTCTTACACTTGGGAGGAGTCCGCAGTTGATGCCCTGGCAATCAAGGGACTGGTGGGCACGGGCATCGTGTGGACCGTGCCGCGTATGCTCTACGAGGCAGAACGTTATAACGGCTGGGGATATACGCTTTACCACAATATCAATAGTCCCTATGTTTGGAGTGGAACGACACTGCAGCAGCGCGGTTTATATGTTGCCGATGGAAAATGGGACGCGTCGTCTTGGTCAAAACAAGTCGGTGTCGCTGCAATACTGAAGTTGTTGAAGGGTGAGAATATGATAGATTTCCTGCAACAGTTTGACCGTTTGGCGCCTGCGCTCGTGGGAGCCATGACGGGCCGTTATGCCGGCATCGCAAGCATGGTGCTTCACGAGGCGCTTGAGAAAACGTTGGGCATCGATGTGCCGGATGGTGAGCAGGCAATATTTGACCGACTCAAGCAGCTCAAATATAGCGAGGTTAGTGAGGTGCTCGCCGCCGCTGAGAAAGTTCTAAAGCCCCTCGTCGATGTGAAGCCGATCGAGCCAGAACACGAGCCACCGACGCTTGCTATTGAACCGCTTCCACCGGTGCAACCGATGCCGATAGACGTGCTGTTGGGCCGCGGTCTTACCGGTTACAAAACCTACATCGTTATAGCGCTGGCTGGCGTGGTCAACGTCGCGGCGGCCCTCGGTATCGCACCAACCATCCTCACGCCTGAAGTTCTCGTCGCGGCCAACACGCTGTTTAGCGCATTGGGCGGCGCGGCATTGGTCAGTAAAATTGAACGTTACGCACATTATGCTGCGGTGCTCAGGCGGTAATTATGTCTTCGGTGCAAGATTTCAGTGCCAATGGCAAAAGCATGATCAAAGATCTATCGACGGGATTTCTCCCGATAACTATGGTCGTGGCCATAATGGCCGCACTATTTTGGCTTGGTTTCGGCTACTCGAAACTTGTATCAAACAATGACAGCACCGATGGTCGCGTAACCGCGGTTGTCGCTGCGTTGGAAGAGCAAAAATCAGCTATACGTGAGTTAACAACTCAGGTATCTGAATTGCGCAGGGCTTTCAGTATGCTACCATCCGACGCGATGCGCGGACGCGATTTTACGGCTCAAATGGCAGGTTTTTGCCTGAAATTTGAGCGGTTGAACCGTGGGTTGAAATGTCCGGCTGAATTGTAAAGACGGCCCGCATGCGGGCCGTCCCAACGCAAATACTATGTTAGCGCAACCGCCAGACAATGCCCACGAGGCCAGCATCTTCCGACGCTCCGCCGGATAGACGACTGCCATCTTCCCAAGCGTGAAGTACCTCGTCCGAATATTCACGGTGCCGGTATTCGAGTTTGACGGACGCCTGACCATTCGCGAAGCGCTGCTCAAAACCGACACCAACGGTATAGGCGTCGCGCGATGGCAGATCCATAGATTGACTACCGAGCTTAAACTTGCCGCCGTCCAGCTGACCATAACCGCCGAGCACATAGAGCAGCGAGTCAGGCCCCATCAACACGCCGGTACGACCGTAGATGGTCCAGAGATCACCGCGGGTCCATTCGGCAATCTGAGAGACCTCACCGCTTGCGTTGCTCATCTCATAATCGATGCCGAGCCCGATCACGATCCGATCACCCATCTGCATATCAGCGCCTGCCTGAGCAGCGACACCGCAGCCGTGGAAGGTGATACCGTCGACATTGAGGTTGTGGTCAGGTGTACCGGGAACCACCGTATCTGGAATCGGTTTTCCGTCCTGGTCAAGAGTTGCAGGCGTATCAGGTGTGCCAGGACTGAACAAATTTAACTCACCCGACCCGGTGCCGCAGCTCCCCCACGCGCCGACGTACATGCCCGTCCAGTTCTTTACCGGGCCGCGGTCGTAGCTCGGTGCAGCGTCGCCCTTGAGCAGCCCTGCCGCCAATGCAGGCGTGCTAAGCAGCAGCAACGCAATCGCTATCAATTTTCTCATCGTCTTTCCCTTCTTGTATGACGGCGGCGAGTACGCGCGCCGTTTCTGTCGGCTGCGTACTCAGTACAGCCTCAACTTCGGCGGGCGTTGTAAATCCAAGTCGGCGGCATATCTGAGATATAATCCGTCCGGCTATAAAATATGCATCGTCAACCGATTCTCTATTACCCGCCCAAATCTGCATTGCAACGTTTCCTCTGAGCCTTTCGAGCTCGGGCCTGGCCGATGCCGCTGACTTGATGGTTGACGCCGCCACATGTTCCGTGCAATTATCCTGTTGCATTTCTCCTCTCCCCCTAGCCCGTATTGGTCGCCGCTGTTTGATTCAGGCAGCGGCGATCATGATTGCCATACTGAATATATTGAACGATAGCGACATACCCATGATAAAGCTTACGATTTCAAGTGTGTGCGGCTTTCGCCAGCAGTCCCGCGTGCACATGCGCCAGCGGCCCGGCATATAAGCCCGAATCAAACTCATTAGCGCCAGCCAGAACATATAGCCTGCAGACCGCGCCGCAATAGCTGCAACTTGTCTATCGGTCATTTGTCATGCTCCCGTAGCAACATGGGTGCGGTTTGCGCGCACGTTACGTTTTCGCGTTTGAACTCCTCACGCAGATCAGCCTCATCTCTGACCGACCAATGCCAAAATCTTAGATATTTCCGTGTCGCGTGCACGACGTAAAACCATACCGCTAGTGCTACGCTTCACCCACATATAAACCTGCTGTCCTGGTTCGATTTCGTAGGTTCGACGCGCGCCGTCAGGCTTTCTCACGTGTAGAACAAGAGCTTTTCCGCGTATTGATTTTTCGAGCAGTTCCATTTCCATCCTCGCCTACGACAGCGATAGCGACCGCGACCGTGACAGCGACCGCGACCGTGACAGCGACCACGACAGCGACCGCGACCGCGACCGCGACCGTGACCACGACCGCGACCGTGACAGCGACCGCGACCGTGACCGCGACAGCGACCGCGACCGCGACCGCGACAGCGACCGCGACAGCGACCGCGACCGTGACCGCGACAGCGACCGCGACCGCGACAGCGACCGCGACAGCGACCGCGACCATGATATATAGGTTGCGTGAAAAATCATGACCGTGGTCGTCTTATTTTTGAGTTCTTGGTAATTTCCAATCAACGTGAAATGCATCGACGATTGCTTTACGATTTACAATCACCTCAGCATTATCGGGATAGGGTTCAACCTCGTCGAAGTTGCCGGTAGCTATGGCCTGACTATAACGGCCAGTATCGGCTATCCATGCGGCCTCAACGATTATAAGTTCATCATCATATACTTCAGCGAGTTTGCCGGTATAGATCATCGTTACGGTACGAATAAAAATATTACGTCCGATTTTATAAGGCATCATTTTCTCCATGATGATTCCATGATTCTGTGGGGCGGCCGACGGGTGCTGAGGATTTCGGCCGCCCCACTCCTGCGGTGGGGGTTCAACGCAGGATTCATCTGTAGCTAATATCGGACAATAAGTCAATGTCTAAAATGCAATAGTTTATCAACCTCAGCGGTATACCAATTGAGATCGATGTCAGCTGGGGGCCGTCCATCGAAGCAATCGCAAACCACTACCGGACGTCCGCCCTGCAAGCGCGTGATGCGCTGGTCGACTTTGCCAGCCAGCGGGGGCGCTATTTTAACGAGCGGGTGACCCGCCACAGCAACGTAATATCGCGTCGTTCGTTGCGCCGGCATACCGCCCCACTCGAGCCGGTCTTTGCCGCGCATGCGGGCTCTGATCAGGAAGTCCCACGGATCACGCTGCAGGTGTTCGCTCAGGTAGGCGCGGATGTCCTGGCCGTGCACAAGCGCCGCTTCGGCCGCCCGTGGCACGCACAGCGCACTCGGGTCATCCCACCAATCAATTTTATATTCGTAGGCACCCTTGCGCTTAACTTTTCCATCGACGCGTTCGGCTAGGTAGTTGTTCACGTCGCGCAACCATAGGCGGCGATATTCGGCAGTTTCCAGCTTGAGACCGGTCACGCTTTGCCACCACTGCAACACTGATTCAGCCTCTCTCCGCCGGGCGCGAGATGATAGCACTGTGATTCCGTCCGTATTTGCCTGCAGGATCTCCGCTCCGGGGATCTCGCCGAGTGCTTCGGCGAGCATGCATAGCAGTAATTGTCCGTTCACTGTTATACTGAGCATAAAACCGACATCAAAAAATCCACGGCTATGCGGGTTGCCACTGTCGCCGAATACAGCATTCAGCGCCAACTTCAGCGCGGCATTTTCCGGACTGCCTTTTGCATGCGTCTGACGCCGGGCGAACACTTCGGCGTAGACTTCACAGAAATCTTGACCGAGATGGGCGGGCCTGAGTTTGTTGACGATCGCCAGCGATGGATAATACGACGTCACGTCAACATCGAGGATCTCATGCACTGCGTCGGCGGCTACAGCTCGACGCTCAACACTTCCATGCAAGCCTCCGACGCCGAATCGATAAGTGATACCGCGGTGGTGCGCGCGTACATCTGGGAAAGCCTGACGCACCTGCGCTGCCGGTATTGATGCGCTGCGGAATTTGTCGAGTACCTCGAGGAACGGTTGCGATCTCAGTTGCACCTGCGGAAGGATAAGATCGGTCAATGCAATCTGGTCGCGAACCGTGCGCAAGCCCGTACATCCTGGTGACCGCCGCTCGAGCTCGCGGCGCAAAATTGATTTGCCGATTGACGCATCGGACGCGCTCAAAAATTCACGTCCGAGCGTCTCGCGGAATTTGATTTGTGGCTCGCTCAAATGCAGCAGCCGTCCGGTTTCCAGCACGTCATGGCAGCAATAACCAATGGTGTCGTCCATTTGCTGAGGCGTCAGCCAGGTTCCTACAGGCCAGGGCATTTCCTGGACGTGAGGGCTACGCATTGTCACCTGCAGCGCTTTCAGCGACGTAGCGCGCGCGCGGTTGTCGAGGTGATGCACCCGCATCAGATCGAGCTGTGGCGCCAGCTGGTGGCGATCCCACACGGTATAGCGATGGCGTGCGCCCGGCGGGCTGGCGATGATTTCCTGTGCGAGATTGTAGAGCCGACGTGCCGCCCCAAGACCGCCAAGGGCGGCGAGCTCGCCCGAGCGGGCCGCCTGGCATAGCCAGTGAATGAGCGGATAATCGAACATCAGGTTGTTGAAACCAACCATACACTGCAACGTCGGTATCACCATGGCCAGGGATTGCGAGTCGTCGCGTCGCTCTGACACTTCATAAACGCCCATGCGGTCGGCGCCGAGGTGCCAAAGCACGCAGCAGAAAAAGTTGGGGAACGTCTCACAATCATGGATGGTATATTTCATGATTGACTGACCAATGATGATATATCTTCATACATTGTAGTTGTTTCGATTATTTTTCCAGATGAAAGATGAATGATTGCTTTACCATTTTCGTTAAATATAGCCTCGATATGATCAATAAATATTAATACAATCGGTTCATTTGTATTTTTAACAATTTGAATTGTTTTCATGTGATTTAAACCCTCGCAATCATGGATGGTGTATTGCACCGCAGATCCTCTGACCGATCCAACACATAATCGAAACGGCCATGCTGTTACCGAGAGCACGATACCGCGGTCCGTCGGCCGCCGGTTTGCCACGATAGATGATAGCCGTGTAATCATCGGGAAATCCCATAAGGCGTTCGCACTCGCGGGGAGTGAGGCGGCGGACTCCAACTGCTGTATGACCTCCACCATGGCCGTTACCGCGTAACGTGCCGGGAATATCGCCGATGGCGCCAGCCTTGCAATCAAATGCCGTGACGAATGTCTCGCTGTCAAAATCCATACGGCCGACGCCGCCCTTGGCATTGAGCGCTGCGGCAACGTCAATCGGGCCTGATGTGTTGTTGCCGCCATAGGCGAGGATTCCTCGGCCTGTGCCGTCTTCGATGGCTATCCCTTCAAGCCCGCCACCTGCTGAAGTGCGAGCATTAAGCGTTCCGGTAATATTTTCCCGCGCTTCTCGGCGCGGTGCAAGATACCAGCCGCCGCTTTTGGGCTCAAAAAGTACCGCTGCGGGATCGGTCCAACTTCTAAAACCTGCGATAACGAACACGCGTTTGCGTCGTTGGGCGAGGCCGAAATATTGAGCATCGAGAATCCGCCAAACAGCTCGTGCTTTTGGTCCGGCAACCATACCCGCACTTGGCCACCGTCTGCGACCGGCTGGCAAACATAAGGGAGCATCCGCGCCGACAAGTCCGCCCAGGAAACAACCAAAGGTGTTGTCGGGCATGTTGAGAACACCGGGCACATTCTCCCAGATGGTATATTCGGGGTTGAGTTCATGTGCGAGTCTCACATATGCAAGCATTAGATTGCTGCGGTCATCGGCGAGGCCGCCGCGCAGACCGGCAACAGAAAACCCTTGACAAGGCGTTCCGCCGACAAGCACGTCAACCGGTCCAAGCGATTTGGCGTCTATCGTCGTAAAGTCGCCGAGATTTGGCACTTCCGGCCAACGTTCGGCAAGCACGGCGGAAGGAAAGGATTCAATTTCGGAGAACGCCACCGGGCGCCAGCCGAGCGAGTGCCAGGCCTGTGTTGCCGCTTCTATGCCGCTGCATACGCTTAAATATTGCATATAATTAATCCGGAACTTCCGTCCATCCTATCATAATTCCAATTGTAATCATCCACATATCATTGAAACCAGTAAAATAGATTATAATAATTGTTGGAATTACTACTATTAAATATGCTAAAATTTTTATGATAATGTTTCGCATATTATTCTATCCTGTAGTCATTAAAACATTCGAGTAACACTGTACGAAATTTAATTTGTAACATCGATATTTGTTTACTTGTTAAATTGCCAACACCTCGAATTTCGAGACATGTGATGTGCAAGACATCATATCTACTTTCATGTAACTGATGAATCGACAAACCTAAAGATTCAGCAGTTTCAAAATTAATTTTTACGATTTTCATGATTGCAGATTTTATTTTTGCATCATCTACCGACATCACACATATCCTTCATAAAAGCATCGGCCAACTGTGCCGGCACGGCCAGTTCACGTTTTGCCCGCGTGCTGGCGACGTAGAACAATCGCCGTTCCTCGAGTGATGGCTCACTGCGTGCGAAATCGGCGCCGAGCTCCACTTCCGGCCATTCCAGACCTTTGGATTTATGGGCGGTACAAACTGTACAACCATTGAGCATCGGTGATTGCGTGACTTGACTGAGCAACTGCAGCAGTTCTCCGCAGCCATGATTGTCGACCAACGACACCAGCACGCGCAGACTGCCGCCCTCTTCTGATTCGGCAAACTCCTGCACCTCCCGCCAAGTGGCAAAGCCAAGTAGTTCGGCGCCGATGGCGGGTTCGTTGCGTCGCAGACGCTGAGCATCTTCAACAAGTGCTATGAGCTCTTGCACCCCGCCCGGCACGTGCACGGTCTCCCCGCATGCAAGGCGTTCGGCGATCGTTTCGACAACGCCAGCGTTCGTACGATGCAAGACCGCGTTCGTCTGCCAATCGGGATCTGAGACCACGTCGGTTATACCTGGCATACCACGGACCGGTATTGATTCGCCCATGGCTGCAAGAAGCCGGCTGGCATGCTCGGCGATGCGCGGTCCGAACCGGAACGATTGCGTGAGTCGTGCTTCAACGCCTGGTAGCTGCTGCAATGCATCAACAGCGCCACGCCACGCATAAATTTGTTGGTGGGGATCTCCCACCGATACCACCTGACATTGTTGATTAGTCAGCACGCCTACTAATACCGGATTGAGATCTTGTGCCTCGTCTACCATGATGCAGCCGTACGAAGCGTCGAGTCTGGGATTAGTCAGTGCCCAGACTTTCAAATATCCATCATGTCCAAGCGGTAAATCGCCGGCGGCGCTGCTCATTCGTTGCCACGTGGCTGCGGCATGTTTAGCCAGTGCCGCGCGCTGTAATTTCCAAGTCGTGTCACTGTCGATTTTGACCGGCCTTGGCACGTGATGCGGCGCCGGTAACGCGTCGGCCGACTGGCAAAACCGCCGCAGTGTGCCGACGATGAGTTGTATCGCCACGCGATCGCCTATGCCGTCAACTCGGATATTCCGAAGCATGCGGCTGCTCATTGTCGTGCGCATGCGGTCATCGCTGTAGCCGAGTCCGCGTACGTGCCGGTAGGCGAGGCTGTGCGCTGTTCGACATTCAACCGGCGTATGTGCGAACTTGCCTGCTGCCTCGATGGCGATTGCTTTGTTGAAAGCCACATAGAGCCCGCGCACGTGGAGTTGTCGAGCCATGGCAACGAGTGTCGCTGTTTTCCCCGCACCAGCGTAAGCGATGACCCGAAGCGGCTGGCCCGTGGATTGCGCGGCAACTGCGGCGGCTTGCTCGTCGGTGAGTTTCATTCAATCCTCGCAGCAACGGCGCGGCGGGCCTCTACAAACGCCCTACCGTAAGCGACAGCGGTATTCACCGAATTGCGGTTCTTCAGCAGCAGCATGAGAATAACCGCTACCCGCTGTTCTACCGCTTCGGTCCCATGTTCCATCCGCGATATGTGCTCACGGCTCATTCCGCAGATGGTCGCCAGCTCAATACCGCTGAGCTTGAGCTCGAGCCGTGCCTCACGCATCTCTTGACCTGTCATCATTGACTTATGCTCACTTGTCGTATTATCAGTGTACAACTTGCTGGTTATGCTCACTTGTCGTATTATCAGTGTACAACCTAATGTTGACATCTCGTCAGGGGTGTTAATAACTCAAAAAAAAAATTGATGCAAGGTCATTTTTTCTATTGACGTCACATCACATATGACCTATATTCTATTCATAGACAGGGCGGTGGCCCAGACAGAACGGCAACCTCGGCGGGCACCCAACTAACGGAGAGAGAAAATGAAGACCATCATTACCCTGATCGCAGTCATCGCAATCGCCACAATTATCTATGCCGCCGGCGCACCGACGGTAGCCGGTATCTTCGCCATCGTTGGTGGCTGGATGGCCGGCCGTTAATCGCAACCGCCCACCGGCGACCGACATGCGAACCATCAAAGAGCTCATGAAAAGCTCAAACCTAGATTGGGACATAGAAGGGAGCGGGAGAAACCCCGCTCTTTCAAGTAGAAACCAAGTAATGCTACAACTGAGCATAACTAAATGAGGTCGATAATGCTTACACTGATTATTTTTCTATTCACCGCAACCCCTGTTGAAGCTCAAACACGGTTTCCGTGGACAACTCGGCCGTGTCGACAGTGTATAAATTCTTGCAGAATGGCCGGCAATCCTCCAGCGGAATGTCCTAATATTTGCAAGTATGTTTGCAAGTGAATGATGCCCGTAACTGCCGGTCCATCGGACCGGCAGTTACGGGCATCATGCCCGATCAGAGGAGAATGCAATGCGACAGTCTATTATAAATCTCTGGTTACTCTGTGAGACGCTTTCAATCGAAACAGATGTTCTCAGATTTGATACTGATAAAACGAATATCATGACAAAATTGTCATTGATCCGCGCTCACATTACATCGATTGAAACTGCGATCGACGAACTGGAGGTTGAATTAAATGAAACTACAAATTAGATATACAAGGCTTATGCCTTGTAACTGTATCGTATGTACCGAGGATCAATCGGAGTGGTGGTTAGTCCCAATCGTATATAACGGTTGGCATTTCCGCACGGTTCTGCCGATGGGTTATGCGTTACCTACAGAAGTTGCACCGAATTATCTAAGGTTTGGATTGGGTATACCAAAATGATCTGGCTTGTCGTTGGAATAGCAGCATTTGTCGTGTTCGGCATCGTGTCTTTGGTTTTACATGATGCTACGAGCGAACCCGAAGATTGGGAACGACATTACTATGACTGAATTAAGCCGGCGCTTTATAGGCGCCGGCCATTTAGCCGGGCGCCCGTCAGAGCGCCCGGCTTTTTTATTTAGTCCCCAAGAACGCCGGATATGGCGTTGCACCCGGATATTGATTAGAAGGGGATGCAGTCGCCGGGAAGCCAGGAGCTCCCGCCGAGTGCGCAGGGCCCGGGCCCGCGGTGCCCGGGACAGCCTGGCCGCCGGCAGGGCTCATAGGGAAGCCCGGGCCTGCGGTGCCACCGACAACTGGGCCGCCAGTACCAGCGCCGCCAGAGAACCCGACCATGCCACCTGCAGGTGACAGCGGTGTCGCGCTTACACCTTGTGGCACTGTCGCAGGGCGCCCTGCGAACGTCTGTTCAGGCGTCGGGCCGGATTGGATTTCCGGCAGATAACCGAGCAACCTCACCATTTCCGGATTGAGGTATACGCCTGCAGTGCTATCGACATTTTTATTGATGTCGACGCTGATTCCGACATCAACACAGTAACCACACTTTACCAATGACGGATCGATCAATTGATTTTGAGCATTACAGCACGAGATGACACCGAGCGAGGTGCTCAGCTTAAAAACCCAACAACCAGCGTAACCTTCTTTGCCTTGCGCCTTGGATCCGTCGCCGTCTTCAATCTTCCAATGAAATGGTCCGGCAAGTCCTGGCTTGATCATCTCTAGAACCTGCGGCGCAGATTGATAACCGGCCCAAGCAATTTGCATGATCTGATTAATGATACCGCCAACTTCAGGATCAGTTTTCGGTACGGCCACGGCCAAGAACCAATTTGGTTTTTCCTTTGGACGGCCTTGCGGATCTTTGTCTTGTTTGAACGTCGGTGAGCCCTGGACGATACGCCCGGCAGGCAGGTACATCTTAACGGCCATTAAATATCCTCTCCGCGTCGGCATCGCTGGTTTTCACGAGCTTGGCGCCGACATTTCGCCGGCTCGTGATTGTCTTCAAAGTCTCAGGGTCGGCGCCCATGCGCTCGAGCTCGGCGGGCGAACGCGGCACGCGTCGCCAGGCATCGAGACCGAGCATTAGCGAGGCGACATCGGGCGATACTGTCAATTCTCGGTTGCCTTCACCGTCGCGAAGCCGGTAACCGGGAATCCATTCTCCGCTGAGCAGCCGGACCTCAACTTCAGCTTGAAGCCCGGATAGGCGCGCCGCCGCGATGGTTGCCGCTTCCTGGGCGTGGGTCAGTTCGGCGGCGAGCAATGCGGCAGGCAACCGTTCGCCTGCGACAGTGCCCATCGCGATATCATATTGCTGATGTGCCGTACGGCGTAGAGCATCGCACGTCGAACGGTGCATGCATCGGGTGCATTGCGTGCCAGGTTTGGCCGGCGGCTGGTCACCGAAAGCCGCTGTCGCCCGCTCGATGACCCATCCCGTCCATTGCTCGAGCTGTGGTGCCGAGAGCGTCCACTTACGCCAACGTCCGCACGGGTGATGCGGCCGCGGCTGATGTATGATCAGTTCGACTTGATCCGGCCACGGCTTTAAGACCATCAGAGCCGACAGAATTAGCCGCGCGTCGGCTTGCGGTTCTCTGATCGTCCATCCCCAATCCGCACGCCATACCGCGCCGCGTGGCGCCCAATGGGCGCGGCCACCGGTAATCGGTCCAACCGCGAGATCCGCTGCTAGCTTCCCGCCTCCAGCAATGACGGTCGCCGCGTATGCGCCGGCCATGCCTGCCTGTTCCTCGGTAAGCTCAGCACATCCCTGCCGCGGTGATCGGCCGATGAGCTCCCGCCAATTCAGGCCGGGCGACTCGATCAGCATGTCAGCGGCGGCATTGAGTTCACGTGCATCGGAATTACCTGATGCCGCTCCGGATCTAGCCGCTGAGCATGCCGTCCAAAGATCAGCGTCGTTGTATTTGAGCATGTCGGTGATCGCTGTCTGGATTATGCGGGAACCGTAGCTTCAATTTCTTGCATCACTTGCCAAGCTATGCAGCGCTTAGCCGGATCATTGACGAGTTCGACATTGTCTTGAGTACCTGCCCTGGCCATTATGTTGGCGACGGCGGCACTTGTGAGCAAACCGCGGCGCGATAACTCGCCAGCTTTGTCCATTACGGCTTGCTGGCCGGGATCAGCGAGTGGCTGCATCGTCGGTGCCGTCGGCATCATCGGCATCGTCGGTGCCGTCGGCATCATCGGCATCATCGGCGCGGCCTCTGCGGGCTGTTGCAGCTGACGGACGTACTTTTTGCGCCAGTTCTCATAATCGTTACGATTTACACCCCGTCTCATCTTCCACCGACCATCCTGCAATTTGCCGCCGGTAACTCCTTTGCGTGTAGGGTGGATGTCCGGATTGTATGGGACGCCTTCAACGTCGACTGCCGTGGTCGGTGCGGCGACCGGCGCGACTTGCATCGTCGGCGCCGTCGGCATGGGTTGTACTGCCGGCATGGGCATCGTCGGCGCTGGTTGCATCGTGCGAATCGCTTCTTCAACCTGAGATGTGGTCGGCGCGGCCTGTTGCGGCGCGGCCTGCATCGTCGGCGCCGTCGGCGCGGTCTGCATCGACGGCGCTGTCGGTGCGGTCTGCTGCGGCGCGGCCTGTTGCGACTGCGCACTGACAGCCTCGTACGCGTCCAATAAAGCGCGTGCCTGCACTGCGTTCAAATCCTTGAATGATAGCGTTATCATTATTCCTCTGCGCTCCGGCTTGCCTATTGACAAATATTGACCTAGGGTCGACCGTAATCAGGGAGCGACGCCTTGTCAAATGTTTTACGACCATACCAGGATGATGTTTTGCAACGCGTGCTGACCGCGCTGTCAGATGGTGTGCAATCATTGTTATGTGTCATGCCTACAGGTGCCGGCAAAACTGTTTGCATGGCAGCGCTCGCCGCTCATGCCGCGGATCAACGGCAAGTGATCATAGCGCATAGACGTGAATTGGTAGTGCAGATATCCGTTGCTCTCGCACGTGTTGGACTGCCGCATCGCATGTTAGCCCCTGATGCAACATGCGCTTACGCGATCAGCAAACACGTTGCCGCGGTTGGTGCGTCGTGGCTTGATCGCCGAGCACCTGCGTTGGTTGCATCGGTCGACACACTTTTGCGCCGGCAACCAGAAGAACTTGCGCGGGCGGTGTTCTGGAACACCGATGAAGGGCATCACTTGCAACCGGCTAACAAATGGGGCCGGGCGGCGGCGCTTATGCCGCGTGCGCGCGGCGTTGGGTGGACCGCAACACCAGCACGTGCCGATCGTCGCCCGCTTAGCCGTGCCAGCGGCGGGTGCTACGATGCATTCATTCAGGGGCCTAGCACTGCTGAGCTCGTCAATGCGGGATGGCTTGCGGAGATCGAAGCTTACAGTCTGCCGCAGGCGATCGATCGCACCACATTGACCGTGAGCTCATCAACCGGTGATTTCCAATCTATAGGACTTCGCACCGCAACGCGCAATTCCCGGATAGTGGGTGATGTCGTTGAGCATTATCTCCGCCTGGCCGCGGGATTGCGGGGCGTGACATTCTGCGTTGACGTCGACCACGCGGAGAAACAAGCGGCGGCATATCGTCAACGCGGTGTACCGGCGGCGATGGTGTCGGCGGAAACTCCGGACCGCGATCGGGAAGAAGCGCTGGACGCGTTCGCGCGGGGCGAGCTCCTGCAGCTGTGCAACGTCGATATTTTCGGCGAGGGAACTGACTGCCCGGAGATCGGCGTCATAAGCATGGCGCGCGCGACTCAATCACTGCCGCTCTGTTATCAGCAGATCGGACGCGTGAGAAGACCTAAAGCCGACGGTCGGGCGGGCCTAGTGCTGGATCATGTCGGCAACCTCCTCGCCCACGGTCTCCCGGATGGCGTCGATAGTTGGTCGCTTGTCGACGGACCGCAGCGGCGTGGTGGCGGACCGAGCGGAACGCCGGTCCGCCAATGCCGTCGGCCTGGCTGCTGGCGTGCTTATGAAAGTTGGAGTCCGGCGTGCCCGTATTGCGGTTGGAAACCCGAGCCGCAACCAGTCCGACGTCCTGAAGAAGTCGAAGGAGATCTCGCTTTATACGGGCCGGAGCTGCGCGAGGAATTGATGCGGAAAGCGGCCGCCGCCGTGGCGCCTCCACCTGGCCGCGCGTCAACCGCAAAGGAAGCAATCATTGCACGACATATGCAGCAGCGTATCGAGGCGCAAGCTGCGCTGCGTGATGCAATGGTATGGTGGGCAGGAATACAGCGGTTTGCGCGTGGTCTGAGTGATTCTGAATTGCATCGTTTGTTTAACGCATCGTTCGGAATGTGCGCACTCACCGCGCAAGGCGTCGGCGGGCCGGAAGCTAAGAGACTGACAGAGCAAATATGGAGGGATGTCGGATTATGAATGAGACCGCCGTCTTAGCGGAATTGCGCCTCGAGGCCAGCCGGCATGGGTTTACACTTTGGCGCAACAATTCCGGAGCGGCACGCGACGTCGGCGGTCGACTCATTCGCTTCGGTCTAGGCAACGAGTCGGCCGCCCTCTGGAAAGTATGGAAGTCATCGGATCTCGTCGGCATCGGGCCGGGCGGCCGGCTACTCGCTGTGGAATGCAAGCCACCGGGTTGGCGATGGACCGGCACAGCTCATGAGCTGGCGCAATTGGCTTTTCTGACCAATGTAATTCAACTCGGCGGTATTGCAGGATTTTGCACGTCTGCTGATGATCTAAGGAAAATAATATGCGCATGAGATTATGGCCGGATCGACGCCTGGAAATCATCGCTGTTGCAGCGGCACGTGTGCTCAAACAACGAGGTGAAAATGGTCTCACGCTGGATGCGGTATCGAGAGAATGTGAGGTGCCGACGAGCGTGTCACTCATAAAACATTACGTCAAAGGTGGCCGACCCGCATTGATAGCGACGGCCCGCAAGCATGCACGGCGGTCAAAGCAATGTCGAGGGTGATGTTATGTTTAATGCATTATACCGCGCCGGCTATGTCCCTGTCCCGCTCGCACCCGGTTCAAAATCTCCCCTTCTGGATGATTGGCAACGCTGGCATTTGCCCACACGTGATATGCCTTGGGACGCTTGGACGTTAAGCAGTGATCAGGTGGCCGCATGGATGCGCAATCATCCGGTGGCGGGCCTTGGAGTGCAGCATGGTGAGCTGATCGGTGTCGACATCGATGCTGACGAGCTCGTCAACGATGTGATGGGGGTGCTGCCGCCGACGCCGTGTGCCAAGCGTGGCCGCAAGGGCTGCACACTGTTCTATCGCAACACCGCAGGCCTGCGGAGCGAGGACTTCCGGGCGCCAGATCGTCGGGCCCTAGTGCAGGTGCTGAGCCACGGCAAACAGTCCGCCATTCCGCCGACAGTGCATCCTGAGACCGGGCAGCCTTACACGTGGCTCGGCACGCCACTGTGGGATCTCGTGCCCGGTCAGCTGCCGGAGCTCACCGCCCTGCATCGCGTGGCCCTCGAGCGGTTATGCGTGCGTCATGGCGCTGTTGATCCGCTACTGCGGCTCGCGGCCACCGAAGTCCGGCGGCGAGAAGGCGCGGACCTGCCGCCGGCCACGTTGGCCGACGTTACAGCCCGACGGCCGCGATATGAAGCTTATGCGCGGGGGGCATTGAGGAATGAAGCATCAGAACTTGCGGTCACCAGCAGCGGCGGGCGCAACGGGCAGCTTAACACAGCGGCTTTCCAGCTCAGCCGATTGATACCATACGGATTATTGACAGAGACTGATATTAAATCTGGTCTTTATCAATCATGTATCATGAATGGTCTCGCTGCTGAAGACGGCGAGCGGGCCTGTTTACGGACCATTGAAAGTGGCCTGCGAGCGGGCGCTAGCGAACCACTGCGAATGTTGCCGCAGATTGACCCGACAGAGGTGTTTGCGGGTCGTCCGGCGGCAATAATGCCAGCGCCGCCGCCGGAGACCGGACAAGTCAGTGTCAATGATCTCTATTATATCGCCCCTCTAAACCAGGTCGCATATTTGCCGACGATGGCATTTTGGGGCACGGAAGCAACGGACCGTATGGCGGGTCGGGTGGAATTGCACCCAGGTGTTAAGCTCAGCGCGTCAAAATGGCTTGCGCGGCGTCGGGCCGCGACAAGCGTTTGCTGGGCACCCGGAGAACCTCGCACGATACCAGGGCGGCATTTGCTTGAGGGCGGGTGGACTGAGCATGCTGGCGCGCTGACGCTCAATACTTATAGACCACCGGCTGAGCATGCCGGCGGTATTGCTGAGCGGGCCGGACCTTGGCGCGAACACCTGCGGAAGCTCTATCCCGATGAGGCAGACGAAATTGAACGATGGTTTGCGCATCGGGCACAGAAACCAGGCGAGAAAATCAATCACGCGCTCGTGCTCGGCGGCGCGCCAGGTATCGGCAAGGATACGCTGCTGCATCCCCTACAGGCTGCCGTGGGACCGTGGAATTTTATCTCGGAATCGCCGCGCAGTGTCGCGCAAGATCAGTTCAATCCGTACGTGCGGTCCGTGGTGCTCAGGATCGATGAGGCGCGCGACATGGGCGAAGTGAAACGGTACGCATTCTATGAGCAAATGAAAACGCTCGAGGCGGCACCGCCGGATGTTATCCGTTGCAATGAAAAATTTGCAAAAAAAGTGCCCGTGCTCAACGTGACCGGCATCGTCTATACGACTAATCACCGCGACGCACTGTTTTTGCCTGAGGATGACCGTCGGCACTTCGTAGCATGGAGCGACATCACGGCTGATGAGCTCGGTGGTGATGAGTATTTCAGTAAAATTTGGCGTTGGTTGGTATTTGAGGGCGGAACCGCCGACGTAGTCGCGTGGCTACGATCGGTGGACTTGACCAGTTATAATGCTAAATCGCCGCCACGTAAGACATCGGCATTTTTTGCGATGGTGCAAGCTGAAGAAACAGAAGATGATTTAGCGTTATCATCAATCATCAATGACACGCTTGGCAGACCAGCTGTTTTGACATTGGATATCATCCGTAACAATGCGGGTGGTCATGTGACGTTATTGGAATGGCTTGGCAAGCGCGATGCCGCAAGACAGATCCCCCATAAACTACAACGGCTCGGTTATGCGAGGTTGGCGAATCGCGATGCGGGGATGGACAGACGATGGAAGATGGGCGGTAATAGAGTCACTGTTTTTGCACGAACGGACATTAAACCGGGCGAAGCTTATCAAGCTGCTGCAGCGTTAAGACGATCGATGATTAAGACAGTGTGATTTGGCATCAATATGCAAAAATTGATATTTTATACAATGTTGATATATGTGCATTTATCTAAAGCATGATGGCCAGGGGCCTGAAGGGCCTGATCGCTATTTATATATCCTATGCTGTAGATATGTTTTGTCAATATGTCACTTTCATGTAGATATATAATAAGATATATACTTTACAAAAATAGTCGGGTTTATAAATGACTTGTATATTAACCCAATGGGGGATATAAATAGCGATCAGGCCCTTCAGGCCCCTGAAAGGATAAAAAAATGCTCTGGCATCACATCTGGGATGAACAAACTTGGGTACTTTACACCTGTACCCGTGCATGGGGGCGACAAGTTATATCGTCTCAATGGATAAAATTGCATCTGTCGATGTTTATTGATGGAGATCCAACAGTAATGAAAGATCCGGGAAACCTGCTTACCATTGATGAAGCACGCCGGACACTGGCATGGTTGTGCAGTCCTCAAAGTCGGCGGTCGAGAGAGATTGCATTCAATAAGATCGGGTTCGTCCGGATCAAAAATCCGCGATCAACGACGGGACAATTTAGTATGCTGGGTGAGCGAGTGACATTTTATGCTCGTGCCGAGACGACTGAGGATGCGGCTCTAAGACATGTGCAGGCTCTGTGCCATGGCTAAGCATTCACAAGAGTTGATTGATAAAATCCTCGCAATGCGTATTGCAGGTATGACGCGGACAGGTATCGCCGGCATGCTGGGATTAACTCGCGGTGTGGTGTCTGGCATCATCAGTCGTCATCAACAGCAAGCAATGTCATTGGCCGACTGGACACAATGGCCAGGCGTATGTCTATTGCGGTGCGCCTGTGGCACGAGGAGCGGGCGCGTATTGCGCGGAACATAGTCGAAAGAGGAAGCATCGAAATGGCTAATCCTCATTACCACTGGATGTACAAAACCCGCCTGTGGGTGCATGGCCGTATTGTGCACCTGCAGCACCATCCGCTTTGTGCGCGTTGCTTGCGTGAGGGCCGCATGACCACGGCATCAGTGGTGCACCATCTACGGCCGCATCGGGGCGATTGGGCGCTGTTCGCCGATGCAAGGAACTGGGAGAGCCTGTGTAAGCAATGCCACGATACCGCAGAACAATTGGCTGAGCGACGCGGCTATGATAAAACTGTTGGCGCAGATGGGTGGCCGGCAGATCCGCGGCACCCGGTGAATGAAAAATAGCCCGGCTGAGTTAGGAGTAAAATGATGATTTTTCCAGATGGCGTCAACGAATATTTGACGAAATTTAAGGGCGAAGATGCGACAGTTGTAGGTCAAATGAGGCGAGCGCACAAGCAGTTTGCAACGCTCGAGCCATTCTTGGCGCGATCGGTGCTCGATATTGGTTGCGGTCTTGGATGTGTTGATGTGCTGCTGGCGCGGGCCGGCGTGCAGACTATCCACCTCATGGACGGCAACGGTGAGGGCATGCGGCGGGACGATTACGGTGCTGATGTCAAGGCGTGGAATGATGTCCACCTTGCTGCGGAGATGGTTACGCTTAACGCTCCTAAGGGAACCATGGTAATCGCACATGAAGCTGATTCCAGCTTGAAGATATCTCCGGTTGAGATGATTTTTAGCTTTAAGTCGTGGGGAACGCATTATCCGGTATCGACATATCTGTCGTTGGCGCGACGTTGCTTGGTGCCCGGCGGCTGGTTGATTCTCGATTTGCGGAAGTGGGTTGATCCCACTGAAGACGTACGCGAAATCTGTGCTGCCGGGTTCACGGTTCACAAGCGACTGAGCCAGCGCCAATGGGTGTTCAAATGTTGAAGCCGGAGAGGTTGCGGGCGTTGCGAGCGGCGCTATGCGTGGCGTTGTTCATGGAGACCAACCGCATGCGGCGGCGTCGGTTACAGCGTCATGTTGATATGATTGACCGGATATTATGCGGGTAGCGATATTTCACAGCGAAAAGCAACGTTGCAACGATTTGGCTGCAGCAATCTACACGGGCGTACGCCGGAACGGTGATGAGTGCATTCATCGCAATGTACATGCTCGCGAACTTCGCACGCATGGAGTTGATGTCGGAATTGTGCAGAGCGTGCGTCGGCGCGAGCTTTTTGATGCTTTGCCCGCTTATTTCTACATCGATAAGGGCTATATACGCGATTGGGATTGGCGGCGTGTTGCGATGAACAATTGCGAGCCGATTTATGCTGGCAGTCTCGGTATGCCGTCCGATCGGCGCTTGGCAATGGGTTGGTGCCCGCAGCCATGGCGCAAACGTGGCGGACACATCCTCATGTGCTGGTCTAATGAGGACGAACACACCTGGCGAGGCCTCCTGCCGCCTGAGGATCTCGCCGAGCTCGTGGTTCGCATATTGCGGCAGCATACAGACCGGGAAATTAGATACCGTTGCAAACCTGGCAGGATACCCACACGGACTGTTGCGGGGGCGACGATGGGTGATCCGCGGCGATCGCTCGTGGAGGAGCTCATCGGAGCCCATGCGGTTGTATTGGTGGGTGGTGGAGTATCAATTGCGGCATTGTTGAAGGGCGTGCCCGTTATCGTATTGGGGGATGGGCCGACAATGGGGATATCGTCACGGGACCTCGAGGAGATCGAACAACCGCGCTTGGCGTCGGATGGTGAGCGCGAGAGTGTGTTAAATGACCTCGCTTATTCTCAGTGGCGAGTTGACGAGTTTGCATCAGGTGAGGCTTGGCACTTCTTGCGTCAGCGTATAAGTGTTAGGGAATAGCGGAATTCGTTGATTTCAGTCGTTTTTATAGCGCTTGATACCGATAATGAAAGCGAGCAAAAGAAAAGCCGCTGATGCGCTAACATCGGCGGCTTGATATGTGACCCAGATCGGAAACCCTGTGTCTGCTCCCTCCTTTACAGAGATTGACGATTGCTGTCAATAAACGCTCGACAGCGGGGAAGTGCATCTTGTTGGCGCGCGCTTTAGGGCTAGTACTGTGCGCGGTGCTAAGCGCGCAGTCGACAAGATGCAAACGACCATAGAGCTTGACGGTAAGAACATGTCGAACGAAGACATTAACCGAGATCGCTAAAACGGGGCTCTTGCGAGCCCGCGCTTTAGAATAGTTTCGCCCCGCTGCGCTGCTCGTCGTATCGCTACACAGCTTCACTCGGCGCCACGCATCACACTGCGTCTCAATTCAACTCAACGAAGTTATACAGTCTCGACAAGCTGTATTCGATACATCGCCAGCCAAGTGAGCGCGTCTCAGAGCCTTAAATGTTTCAGAATGCCATGCATCCATGAAGCTTCCGGTGGTTAGATCACCTGCGATAAATTGTCGGCAATGGTCAAAACAGCACATGCTGAGCTTTCCGTCCACGGTGATATGACCTTGAGCGAATAGAACCCAACATGGAATCGGATGGCGTTCGGCGCCGACGCGACCAGGATTGCCTTGTATCGGCGTCCATCCTGGGTCACCAGGTGCTTCACCAGCTTGATTGTATAAAGGCAACTGATAGACGTTATCCAGATACGGCAGCAGATTGTCAATTCGCGCATTCATGCGTTCGCCCTGCTCACCGTTGAATTTGATATGGGACGCGGAGAGCTCGCATTTGTAACCCATCGTGTCGCGGATCTCGCGTGCTGCGGCGATGTTGCGATTAACCTTCTCCCACACGTTAGGATCGACGCCGGCTACATCTGCCATCTGTTCACGCGTATCATAATTGAGCGAGAATTTCAGACTATTGAGTCCGGCATCCATTAAGTGTTCGACGATCGGTGCCGTGGCCAGTGATCCGTTTGTCGTGCAGAACACATTGGTGAAGCCGGCGGCTTTGGCGTCTCGTATCGCCATGCCCAGCCAGGGCAGGAGCAGCGATTCGCCGAGATAGAACAATCCGAGTTGAGATACACCGGCAGTGCGCAGTTTGACCATGATCTCGGTGAATAGCTGGTAGTCCATGTCGCGCGCGTGTTCAATTTTGCTATGCGCGCAATATTTGCATTTGAAATTGCAGCGATCGGTAAGTCCGATCTTGCAACTGGTCGGTGCGGGCGGTGTCTCGCTGAGCTGCTCGGGTTTTAGTTCGGTCAGATGATCGATACGTTGAATGATGTTCATGATGATCTTATCTTTCTGGGTTATCGTGTATCGATACGTTATAGGCAAGAAGTGTGTCAGTCGAGATTGTAATGATGAATAAAATGCAACCCAGGGTATAGTCCAATTTTTTGGAATTTTTCAGTGGTCGGAC